GTTAGGTTAAGGAGTGGACACTTTCTAAACTGTCACAAGGCCCCTAGACCGGCTTGGGCTCCCGGTGGTATCTTTAGGGAGTCAATCACCCGGCCCGATCATGCTTTACTTTTCAAAAGGCAATGCTAAGCTCACCCGCCGCCTGATTTTCTCACTGCCTGCCGGTAAAACCTGCCCGGGCGCTAACCTTTGCAAATCTATGGCAATTCTAGAATCTAACGGCAAGCGCACAATTCAGGACGGAAAAAATACTTTGTTCCGTTGTTTCGCTGCATCTTCAGAGGTGCAATATGATCAGGTTTTTAACAATCGGGCAGACAATCTGTCAATGATTGTTAATGCTTTGCAGGATGGATCTGCTGCTGATCTTATCAACAATTCAATCCAACATCATCGCACAAAATCTATCGAACTGGTGAGGATTCACGAGTCTGGTGATTTCTTTTCTGGTGTATATTTGGATGCTTGGATAGAAGTTGCACAGCGCAATCCTGACCTAAAGTTTTATGCTTATACCAAAAGTTTGCAGTTGTTTCTATACCTGAAACTGCCAACAAACTTCTATATTACTGCATCTAAGGGTGGCAAGTTCGATCATCTAATTGATAACTTCAAACGCTATTCTGTTGTGGTTGCTGATGATCAGGAGGCAGAATCTCTGGGGTTAAGTGTAGATCATGATGATTCACACTGCTTTGGTGATAAGCCTTTTGCCCTACTTGTTCATGGTACGCAACCTAAAGGCAGTGCATTAGGCGCTGCTATTAGACAACGAAGGGCACAAGGTCTTCACGCTGGTTATAATCAGAAAAACAAAGTAGCAGCGTAGAGTATACTTTAGGGGGGGGGCAATCGCCTCCCTTTTTTTATACTTAGTGACCCCCTGTGCCAGTTGGCGAACTGGCCCCATTCTGTCAGACTGCCACCCCATTGGCCCCCCTATGCTGTAGGATTAGGGCATCGGAAGGGAAAACCACTTCAACCCCACCGATACCTAAAACCATGCCTAAGCCCGCATCCTACGATCTGCCCGCCGCCATCGTATCAGACACCATCGAACACCTTATGGGAGCACTAGCGACCACCGATAAGATTCTAAAGGAAACTGAAGCAGAATCTAAGCGGCTTCGTGATGAATTGGCGGCCATTATGGTTGCCGCTGATGTAACCTCAGAGCGTACTTGCTGGGGGTTAGTATCACTAACCTCCCGTGATAAAGTTACCTACAGCGATGCAATCGCCTGCCTTGAGATAGATCTTAAGGCTGCTAAGTCTAAGGAAGTTGCAACTGGGGCCGCTAAAGTTGCAGAGGGTGAAAAGTTCATTCGAGTAACTTGGACCCGCTAAGTTACATCTAGGGGGCAGCAATGCCCCCACTATTTCACACCTTCCCACTGCACTAACTACTTCAATGGCAACCGTATTAACCGGTGAAGCTATCACTAAGTTTAGAACCCGTGTTCTACTACTTGCGCTAAGATTAGAGTGTCAGGGTATCAAACGTAGAGGCCCCAGTGCATACTCTATCATAAAGGCAGAGTATAACTTAACCGGCAATCGGTTAAGTGTATTGAACCAACTCGAATCTATCCTGGAGAATCATGTTTAAGATTCGCTACTTTGCTCCCTATGGGGGAGGCTGGAGAGTGCAGTCATTCTCAACACTTAAGGAGGCAGAATCTATGATTAGATTCTATCAATCCTGCGGCTCTCAGTGTTACCTTATGGCATAGGAGTTAGGTATACTTAGGGGGGCCGAAGCCCCCCCCTTGTCAACCCCTTGATTGATCAGCAGTCCTTATGAGTCAAAAGGACAGTATAAGGCGCCCTTATGTGCCGCCGGGGCGGCCCCCCTGCCGGTTAAAAACGATGGGTCCCTCTAACCTACAAAACTTTGAAATCGACCTCTATATAACTCGAAGAACAAAAAATTTCCCCATAAAAATTTTGCCCAGGGGGGTTGACACCTCATAAGATTTCAACTAAACTCAGATTTTCTCAAAGAACTATGAAACTCTTTATCACTGCCTATAAGACTCCAACCTGTTGGGTGTTTGACCATGAGCATCAGAACACAAGGGATGAGGCTCTCTGTAATGGAACAGAGACTGTAATTGACTGGTACTATGAGGTTGTAGAGGGTAGACCTGCAAGTGTGGGTGATGAGATCAACTTCTACTTGAACACTGATAAGTTTGTAGAGGCAACAACTCAGATTAATTTGATTGAAACCGATTCCGCTGGTTCCTACTACATGGATCAGTTTTCTCAGATGAAGCTCTGGTTGTGTCCCTGGTTGCAGGGATACTTTGGAGAAGTTCCTCAGAGACTTTATATTCAGTGTTCTTCAGTGGACAAGACTATGAGTGAAGAGGAGTTAGATGACATTATGGAGTATATTCATAAATAATTGAAAGCCCCCCCTATAGACGTGAAGACCTTTCAAGAATTTGTAGATATAGTAGAGAAGTACTACGAACCAGATCAACCCTTACCATCGGGAAAGACTCCCTATGGTAAGGCAACCTCTTCATACTATAGACAGAGGGGGGAATTTAAAAGAAGTCCAAATAGAACCACAGATCAAGCCTTTAGAATAGCGAAGCAGGGTGGCTCAGGAAGAAGTGCCGCAGCTCGTGGTGCAGATAATCCAGAATTTGATTCAAAACCTGATCCCAGTGGTAGATATGACATAGAGACTGATACAGATTATAAAATGACAGTAAGAGATAAAAAGAATAATACTCAAATGCGAGTAAGACAAAAGGATTCGATTGCTCCAGGTGGAAAACCAGTCTATGATGTTGAGTGGTATAATACTAACAGAAGTAAGGACTATAATCCAGGAGAAGCAAGAGCTATAACCAGAGATGTTGGTAATATGTTTAAAAATCAAGTTGCTCCACGTCTTCCAAGTAACTCAGTTTTAACTAACTTTCCTATCACTAATGATACCAGTGAGCGAAATACAAGAGCAAAACTCTATTCAAAGGTTGCAGGTTTTGGTAAAGTTGGAATGCAGGGAAGACAGTACGCTGCAGTAGGTCGTCCACCTTCACCCAGACAAGCAGCAAAGGGTGTTCAGCGTATTACTCCGCTGTCTGGTAACCTAGATCCAGAATACGCAACATCAAGAGAAATGGATGATACCTTTAAATCTTATCATAAATCTGCACGGTATTATGGAGCACAAAGTAAGGCAACAGGAAAACCAAGAACAATTGCTCCTGCAAAGCCTTCCAGACCGACTACCAATCGGATTTCCAATCAAGCAGTGAAGGCATTAAAAGCAACTCCAAGAATGACGGCACCAGCACTTCCTACCGCAACCTCTGCTACACCAAAGGTGGCATCTCCAGGTTCCTCAATGCTCTCAAAGGCTCTTTCAATCAAGCCTCCTAAGTTCACCATCCGTGGTGGCGGAAAGGCTGCTCTTGCTGCTGGACTTGTATCTGCCGGTGTTGGAGCACTTTCCTCAATGTATTCAAAGAAGAAGTAGTTATACCCCCCCAGTAAAAAAACCCCAGATTTCTCTGGGGTTTTTTTATGCTATAGATTTACTAGATTTTGTTTCTACAATTTGACCCACCCAGGCCTCAGACATACCAAGCATGATCTGTTCTGCTGAATGCTTGTCAGAGGCAAATCCTTCACCTATAAGATAATCTAATACAATCTCATAGGAGTCCTTTATAGATGTAATAGGTTGACCCTTCTTTCTCTGAGGAAGTGCCGAAGGAGGAGCCTTCTTCACTCCGCCAGGAGTTGGAGATTGACCAACCTCAGCGACCTCCTCTGTGAGTACATTGCTATAGACCTCACTATAGGCATCTATGAGGGTGGTAAGCTCTTGTGGCGTCATTTCTTTCTTTTATACGGTTATCTGAATATATTTAGCCTACTTGACAGCTCTAAATAAGCGTGATATAATTAACAAGCAGTCTTTCAATAATTATGACTAAAGGATTTACTGTTAAAGCAACTGAGCCTGTGAAGCAAGATGAATTTGATCTTGATGAGGCAAAACAACTGGTGCAGGGAAAATCGATTGTCTTCTGTCTACCCGGACGAGGATGTTCCTACACCTTTCTAAAGAACTTCGTACAACTCTGCTTCGATCTTGTGCAGTGTGGTGCAAGTATTCAAATCTCTCAGGACTATTCGTCCATGGTAAACTTTGCCCGATGCAAGTGTCTCGGTGCAAACGTTCTACGTGGACCAAATCAGGTTCCCTGGGATGGAAAACTTGAATATGACTATCAACTCTGGATCGATAGTGATATTGTCTTCAATACAGAGGGCTTCTTCAGGCTTCTGGTAATGGATAAGGATATCGCCGCTGGTTGGTATGCAACTGAAGATGGTCACACCACGTCAGTAGCTCACTGGCTCTCCGAGGAAGAATTCCGAAAGAATCGTGGTGTTATGAATCATGAAACTGTTGAGTCAATACAGAAGCGTAAGAAGCCCTTCACTGTGGACTATACCGGCTTTGGTTGGGTACTGATCAAGAAGGGAGTCTTTGAATCCCTCACATATCCCTGGTTTGCTCCTCAGATGCAGATCTTTGAATCTGGCGAGGTTCAGGATATGTGTGGTGAAGATGTATCCTTCTGTCTAGATGCAATCAAGGCAGGATTCCAGATCTGGTGCAATCCCGTCATTCGTGTTGGACATGAAAAGACCAGAGTTATCTGATCGCTTTGCGATTTATGTAGGAGAAACCCTACACTCAAATGATCTATCCTATGAGGAGATGGGAAATACTCTTCTCACTCTCGCAGAGGATTACTATCAGATGGGAGAACCAGACCCAAAAACCATTGAAGTTAAGATACTAGGAGAAGACTATGGCAAAGAGACCATCCCCAACGGGATCGAAGGAGATTCAGAAGCATCCGAAGACCTCTAGACAGGGGGAGGGTAAAAGTACTAAATATAGTGCAACCTCTCGCAACAAGGCACGAAAGCCTTATAGGGGACAAGGATGAATGATCGGGAAGCAAGTATTCACAAGTGGATTAAGAGAATCTCTAAGATTCGACCAGAACTAGGCAATCTCGCCACATGTCCCTTTGCTTCCACAGCAACCTTCAAGATTGTAGAAACAACTATTGACGATATCGAACCAATTGTGGATTTCGATGTCGTCATTTTTATTGTCGAAGACAACCTATCCCTTCACGACATCAATCAATGGGTTGATATATACAATAAAGTCTATCCGAAGTATATCTTCCTTGAGGATTGTAAGACATATGATACCTTTATAGGAGAGGTTCAGACCAACAATGGTCTCTACAATCTGGTCCTATGTCAGTCCAGAGAGAAGCTTAGAAGGGCTCGTGAGCAGTTAGCCACAACCGAGTACTATGACCACTGGAAGGATTCCTATCTTCAGGAGATTCTCGGAGAGGACTATGACCTTATAGCGAGGGATAGAAACCCCCATAAAAGTTCTGAGTACTTATAGAATAGGAGAAGTCTTATGGCAAGGTATCATGTAGATAGAGATGTGTCTTATATGAGGATGATGTGGGGCACTACGAGCCTTATAACTGATTATGTGGCTAGCGGCCCCGCCTTCGCTCTAGATAAGAAGTTTAAAGCCCAAGAATTGAAGCATAAGCAGATTCGCAACGATGATGACTATGATGACTGGGAGTATGGAACAGAACCCTGCTATGGAAAATCTTGGTAGAAGATACTATAAATAATCAAAAATACTTTATAGATGGCGGTAAAAATTTCTAGAGGCTTTAAGGATTTTAGCCTATCCTTCAAGAAACATCCAATTACCAATGATCTCATTGTTCTTACAAATGAGAGTGCAATTAAGAATGCCGTCATTAATTTAATTCGAACTAGAGTTGGGGAGAAATTCTTCAACTCTAATATTGGAACAAACGTCAATAATTCTATCTTTGAACTACAGTCAGTTGCAATTGCGATTCAACTTGAGAATGAAATTAACCAGGTTCTTAAGAACTATGAGCCAAGAATTTTTGTAAACGATATAAGGATTGTGTTTCCGGAGGATAGTAATGAGATTTCTATCAGTATCGACTACGATATTATAGGTATTCCTGCAACAACACAACAGCTAACTACCATACTAAAACCCACTAGAGTATAATGGCCCTCACACAGTTTACAAATTTAGACTACGAACAGATAAAGAAATCTATTAAGGATTACCTGAGGGCAAGTAGCAACTTCAGTGACTATGATTTTGAGGGTTCAAACTTTTCAATTCTTGTAGATGTTCTTGCCTACAATACCTACATTACAGCCTACAACACAAATGCTGTTGTAAATGAGGTGTTTCTAGACAGTGCAATTCTTCGGGAGAATGTAGTTTCTCTCGCAAGAAATATTGGATACGTTCCAAAGTCTGTAAAGGCATCGAGAATGATTGTTACGATCAATGTCATTCTTCCAGACAATGTAAATCCTCCTACGATTAAGTTAAAGGCTGGGTTAGTTGCAACTGCAACTACAAATGATGTAAGTTATGTCTTTTCAATTCCCGAAGACATTACCACAAATGTTGTGAATGGTGTCGCATCATTTAGCAATATCACCCTCTATGAGGGTTCCTATGCAATGTCAGCCTTTACAGTTGATACCACACAATCTAGTCAAAATTATATTATTGAAAATTCTGGAGTAGATATAAACACACTTTCAGTTCGTGTTAGACCAACAGTTCAAGACTATTCCTATGACATCTATAAGAGAGTAGATACTATAGTGGGAATTACAACCACATCCAACAACTATCTGGTTCAGGAGGTTTCTGGAGAAAAATATCAGATTATATTTGGTGACGGAATCATTAGTAAGAAGCTGGAAAATAATAACTATATCGAAGCATCATATGTAATCACAAATGGTGTTAATGGTAATGGTGTAAAGACTGCATCATTTAATGGTATTATTGTAGATAATCTAGAAACAATACTTACTGGTTCTACTGCATCAATGTCGATTATATCTGGATCTAAGGATGGTGCAGATATTGAATCTATCAATTCCATCAAGTACTATGCTCCGAGAAAGTATGCAGCTCAGAGTAGAGCAGTTTCCTCTCAAGACTATGAGACCATTATATCAGAAATATACCCAAATACTGAATCTGTTGTAGCCTATGGTGGTGAGGAGCTATCTCCCCCACAGTATGGTAAGGTCTTTATTGTAATTAAGCCAAAGAGTGGTGATACTCTTTCTCAGTTTACAAAGGATACTATTTTAAATCAACTAAAGGCATATTCAATTGCAGGTATTGTTCCTCAGATCATTGATATGCTATATCTGTATGTTGAGTTAAATTCTTCGATATACTACAATCCGGCACTTACTACAGATCCAGATGCACTAAAGACTAACATTATTGACTGTTTGAATGCCTATGTTACAGATTCTGAGGCAAATGGTTTTGGTGGACGTATCAAATATAGTAAGATCGTCGGTTTAATTGACAATGTAAGCAATGCGGTGACCTCAAATATTACCAAAATTAAGATGAGAAGAAATCTTAATGTGGTGGCCGGAAAGGCAGCTCAATATGAAATTTGCTTTGGTAATCGTTTTCATAAAAAACTAGAGGGATATTCGATCAAGTCTTCAGGATTTAAAATTAGCAACAATACTGAAACATTCTACCTTGGTGATATTCCAAGTACAACAAATATGAATATGGGAACTATTGTATTCTTTACACTAGATGCCCAAAATAATCCAGTGATTTCAAAAAATAATGCAGGAACTATCGATTATCTTGTTGGTGAAATTCGTATAGATAGTGTAATTATAGCCTCAACAATTCTAAATGATAATATCATTGAAGTTGAAGCAATACCTGAATCAAATGATGTAATCGGACTTAAGGACTTATACTTAAAGGTAGATATTTCAAAGAGTTCATTTGAAATGATTAATGATACGATTACATCTGGGGCCAATCTATCAGGAACCCAATTTGTCACCACATCAAGTTATCCAAACGGTAAGTATACTCGTTAAAAATAATGCTAAACAAAGATCTTCAGCGTGTAAAAATTCATCAGGTAATAGAGTCGCAGTTACCGGCATTTGTACTTGAAGAAAATCCACTCTTTGTAGAATTTCTAAAACAGTACTACATCTCTCAGGATAGTGAGGGATCTGTTGTAGATCTTTGTGAAAATATAGACAGATTCATAAATCTTGAAAATTTTGATGGAAACAGTTTTACTGAGACATATACTACCCTAGGTGCGGGTATTGAATACTATAATACCACCATACAGGTAGAATCTACTGAATCCTGGCCAAAGACCTACGGTTTATTTAAGATTGATAATGAAATCATTACCTATACAAGTAAGGATAGTACTCACTTTTATGGATGTGTTCGAGGATTTAGTGGAATAGAATCTCTTCACAGCCAAACTAATCCAAATGAATTAGTATTTTCAGCTACTGAAGCTGATTCCCATCTAATTGGCGCAAGAGTACATAATTTAAGTAATCTGGTCTTTGTTGAAATTTGGAGAAAGTTAAAGGAGCAGTTTTTACCGGGATTTCAAAAGTTAGAACTATATCCAGGAATTGATAAGGCTACCTTTCTATCAAAGTCAAATGATTTTTATAGAACAAAGGGATCCTCAGAATCCCTAAAAATACTCTTTAAGGTATTGTATGGTGAATCTGATCTGAAGGTAATTAAACCCTCAGAGTATTTAATTAGGCCTTCAGATGCTCAGTGGTCAGTTACAGATAATTTGATAGTTGAAGTTATCAGTGGAGATATTTCAAAGATTAATGGTCAACAGATTATACAACAAAACCCATATGCTTTGGGAAATGTATACATCTCCACACTTCTATCCGTAGGAGAAGTATCGTACTACGAAATAACTCTAAGTAATGAATCTAAAGTTGGAACGTTTCGGGCATGTCCGTCTACCAGAGTCGTAAGTCCAGTAGCAGTAACCGATACTTCAATTACAGTAGACTCTACAATTGGGTTTGACTCTGTTGGAGAATTGCTAATTAATGATAATTATATCAAGTATAATGGTAAGTCAAGCACACAATTTTTTAATTGTGAGCCTGAAGAGGCTATTGACATATATTCTAGCGTATATCAAAATTATTTTATAGTTTCTTACGAAAACGGCGATATAAGTAAGCCAGTTTACATGAGAGCATCGTCAGTACTCACAAATACTGATGACATTTTAAATAAATCCCGCTATATGGTGGTTGGAGATGAAATTTCTGTTCGTACCTTAGGCGAAGATATTCAACCAAATCGTCATTTTTATAAAAATAGAACTGAAAATTGGTTTTATAATAATAATTATGAACTTGAATTGGTCAATTCCCCTGGAGGAATTACTATATCTACAAATCCAGCAACTATTAATACAAAAATACCTCATAATTTCAAGTTAAATGACTCTGTAACCCTCATTGATGTAGATGTATACGACACATTTACAAATCCACCAGTTACTGGAAGAGTAACTCAAATTTTATCCGAAACTTCCTTCATTTTTGAATTTTTCTCGGGCAATCTTTATAGCAATTTAGAGTATATTGTTAGAAAAAACATCAAATTTTACTCACTTTCTGGCGAAAACTACGTAACTGACATTCAAAATACATATATTGATAAAACTAGAGACCATATTTACGTAGCGTCTTCAAGTATTCCATCATATATTACATCTGAAATTGAATATGAAAAGTATTTTGCAATTACTCAAGAAACTTCACTAATTACAACTGTAAATAAATTCGGTTCGGTCGTAAATCATAATTTTTATACCGGAGATAAGGTTTACTATAGCTATACAAGTGGAAATGTTGGTGTAAGTACTGGAGTTTATTTTGTAAAAAAAGTAAGCGATACTAGTCTTCGTCTTGCATACAATTTACCTAAGATTTATCAGGGAGATTACATAATCTTCACTTCTGCGGGGATTAGCACATATTCTAATAGTTTAGTACTTGACGATTTAAAAAATAAGGAAATTACTGATCAAAAATTACTAAAGAGAGTATCAGTAACTCCCAAACTAAAGCAATCTAACTTCAGTCTCACTAAAACAAGTCTTCTAACTTCTGTTGGTATGTTATTAAATGGAACTGAAATTGTCTACTCAAAATCACTGGATAAAGTTTACTATGGTCAATTAACATCTATTGATGTCAATTCCGCTGGACGTGGATATGATGTGATCAATCCACCAAATGTGATAATTGATGATGCCAATGTTGGATATGGGGCTTCTGCAAGTGTTCACATTTCAGGATCATTGTCAGAGATACAACTTACAAATTCTGGGTATGATTATGTAAAGGCTCCGACCGTAAAAATTTATGGTGGAAATGGTAGAAATGCTACGGCTGAAGCCATTATGAAGGATGTTACTACCGCTATTAACTTTAGAGGTAGTTCTATTGGAGTAAATACCACTGCAAATACAATTGGATTCACCACATATCATAGTTTGAATACTGGTGAGGAGGTAATCTATAAATCATATACTAACACAGCTATTGGTGTTGGAACTATAGGATCTCCTGCAGCCGGAGAATCTGACACAAAGAGCTATTTAATTGATAGGGCACATTATTTTGTTGTTAAAATTGACGACTATACGGTAAAATTGACCAATACTCTAAAAGATGCTCTTGCGAACCAAAATATTATAAATTTAACTCAGGCGAGTGATGGCAATCACACCTTAATATCAACAAAACTTAGAAAAATTGTAGATAGAATTGTAGTTACAAATCCTGGAGAAGGTTATCAAAATAAAGTTGTAACAATTGCACCAATTTTATATCCACCAACTCAAATTGGAGCAAAAAATACAACCTTGGTGGGTATTAATACTCAGGAAAATTACATTTATGCAAAAAATCATAACTTTGAGTCTGGAGACCTAGTTACATATTCATCTACAAATACTGCGATTTCTGGCCTTTCAACATCTCAGAGATATTATATAATCAAACTCGATAACGATAAGTTCAGATTGGCCGCTGCAGGAATAGGAACTACATTATCAAACGAAAAATATTTAAACAATAACTACTCGAAACTTTATAGCGCAGGATCTGGGAAACATGTATTTGCATTTCCACCTATTGTCCTAGAAATTACTGGAATTCCCAGATCTTCTGGTGTGAGTGGAATTTCTACAGAAACTCCATCAGATCTAATATCATCTCAAGCTTCGGGAATTCCAATTGTTCTTGGGAGTGTTACAAATATATTTTTAGCTGAGGGAGGATTCAATTATGGATCGCCAAATATATTAAACCATAACAGAACTCCAATTATAACTCTAGATAGTGGAAGTGGTGCTGTCTTAAGACCAATTATTGTAAATGGTGGCATCAGTGAAGTCTACATTGTAAAGCGAGGAACTGGATATGTTGCTCCTCCAAAATTAGTTGTTTCTGGAAGTGGATCTTATGCAGAACTCCTACCAATACTGAGAAATGGCGAAATTATCGCAGTAAAGGTTATCAATTCTGGAGAGGGTTACCTTAAGCAAACTACAGAAATTACTGTAGTTACAAAGGGATCTGGTGTTTCTTTAAATGCCAACTTACAAATTTGGCATGTTAATTTGTTTGAAAAGTATCGTTATGTAATTGAAGATCCCCTGTACAAATCAGACGCATTTACTATTTCATCTTTCGATAAAAACATTAATACTGGTCAGCTAGTTTCACCAATTGTTCCAAGAAAGCTGAGATATGTACTTGGTGACAATATTGATGAAAATTTAAATACAACATTAAATATAAGACATTCCCCAATTGTTGGTTGGGCATATGATGGAAATCCAATATATGGCAGTTATGGATCACCAAATTCTGAAAAATTAGAAAGTATTAGAGAACTTAGAAGTAGTTATGTTCAGGTAGAAAAGCCAAATAGGCCTACATATACTCTAGGATTTTTTATTGAAGATTATGAATATACTGCAGGTGGAGATTTAGATGAATTTAATGGTAGATTCTGCGTAACACCAGAATTTCCTGAAGGAGTCTATGCATACTTCTCCACAAGAAATAACTATCCATATGTTCTTTATGATTTTGCTGGAGAAGTTGACTTATACAATTACGATTCAACTAAAAATCAAATTTCTGGTCTATTAGAATCTGGAGAGATTATAAGAAACTCTTCACCATATAACATCAATGAGGAATATTCAGACTATAAGGGAATAAATCTAAACTACAGTAGAAATGCGAAGTCTTTAGTTAGAGCAATCTATAAGACTGGAGTAGATTCTATAGCGATACTATCTTCTGGTCAAAATTATAAGGTAGATGATAGAGTAGTATTTGATAACACCTTAACTGGTGGAAGGGGACTTGATGCAAAAATTTCAGAGGTTGTTGGTAGAGGAGTAAGTTTTGTAAATTACAATAGCTCATACTTAAATAACATTGAATTTGTAGAGAGTGGTGGATTAATTATTGGTATATCTACAATTCCCCACAACTTAATCAATAATCAAATTGTCACAATTTCTGGAATTAATACTGCAGCGTATAAATTCATAGAAGGACCTCATACTGTTTCAGTAACTACGTCATTTACAAATTTACTAGTTGGCATTGGAACAAGTGGTGTAACTGGAATTACAACATTTTTAAAGATTTCTGAGCCACCTATAAGTGGAAGAATTAAGATTAATGATATTTTAAGAATTGATTCTGAGAAATTTTTAGTACTTAAGGCAGATACTTCTAAAAACAACTATAAGGTACTGAGAGGATATGATTCCACTACCACTGGCGTTCATACTGCAAACTATACAGTAGAGCTTCTTCCTAGAACATTTACATTTGCGTCTCCATCAGGCATAAAAACTGATAGTAGTACAGAATTAAATACTTCTAAGTACTTCAATCCCCAGACTGATATTGGAGTTGGTATTAATACTACAGTTAACTATGTTGGATATGGATTTACTCATACCATTATAGGAATTGAAACTTCTCTAGGTAGCTACACTAAGTTAAATTTCTATAGACATTCATTTAAAGTTGGTGATGTTGTAGAATTAAGTGGTGCCACAAATATAATAATACCACAAGCACAGGTTGTCTCCACAACTCCAACAAGTATCACAGTTAACTACGACAGTAGTTTAATTGTTGGTGCTGTTGGTGTTGGCACTACAACTTTAGTGTCTCAGAAAAAATATAATAAGATCAATCCACAAAATATCCTTATTCCTGGACATGGTTATACTCACGGGCAGAGACTAAAATATTCAGCAATTTCTGGAATTGGTCTAACATGTTCAGTCAACTATTCACTATCTCCACAGTTTAACTTAATGTCCGGAGACATTGTATATGTTGTGAAGGAAGATAATGATAATTTTGGCATTTCTACAACTTCAGTTGGTATTGGTAGTACTGCTGGAAAACTTTATTTTAAATATTTAAGCAGCTATAACGGAGAATCTCATAAATTTGACACAACTAACGATAACCCGGTTGGAGAAATAGTAGCACTTACTGGTACGTTAACTACATTTGATAATCATAACATATTAGTTGGTGATAAAATTAACTTTAATATTACTCCAGATTTAACTGAAAATGTAACTTTAAAATTTGACGATTCCAGTGCAAGACTATTAGTCAATCCAGTTTCAATTGCATCAACATATTTTTCAGTTCCAAGTGGAACTATTGTTACGCAAAGCCATAAATTCAAAACCGGAGATAAAATTGTATATAATTCAAATTCTCCGGCATCTCCACTAATTTCTGGAGAAGAATATTTTGTAATTAAAATTGACAATAATTCTATAAGACTAGCAGAATACTACAATGATGCAGTTTCACTCAATTATAATGCCATAGGAATTACTACATATGGCTCAGGAACTCATACACTGTCTCCAATCAATCCCCCACTAAAATTTACTAGAGGAAATACTGTCAAGTTCAGCATTTCAGACGTTTCTTTGAAGAATTTAATTCTAGACCTTTATCTAGATTACTCATTTACATCAAAAATTGCACAAAATGATATTACCCGAGTGGGAAGCCCTGGAGACCAGAACGCAAACACTGCGGTGTATTTGAAATTGAGTGACAATATTCCCGATGTACTATACTACAAGTTGGTTCCAGTTGGAATTAGCTCAATAATTAATAACGCAGGAGCATATAATGTCGATACAGATGTTCTGGGGTACTCTAGAATTGTAGTTGAAAAGAGCTACTATAATGCAGAGTATGACATTATCTCAGTTGGTAATACCACGCTATCATTCAATTTAAATAAAACTCCTGAGGCATCTAGCTATAACTTAAGTGGAGTCAGTACAACATTCTACTACACATCTTCGCCAACAGCTTTAGGGCCAATTTACAACATCTCAATCGGGTATACTGGAACTGGATATAGAACTTTACCTGGAATAACAACTATAACCACTGAAGATGGTTATGGTGCAATTATTAGACCAGTATCTAATAGTATAGGGAGCATTAAGAATTTAGCAATATTAAATTCTGGATACGATTTTCCAACAGATCCAACGCTTCCACCTAAAGCAGATGTTCCATTTTCTCTTAAAATTTCAAATAACTATGAGTTGGATGAAATTGTAATCTCAAATAAGGGTAAAAACTACTTAGTTGCACCCAAATTCATATGCCCACAGCATCCAGAACTACAATTTACTGCAACTCTAGAGGGAAATAATGTAAAATCAGTTTCAATTGATATCAATAAGAGTGGATTATCTGAAGTTGCTCCAGAAATTATATGTTTAAACAACTCAAATGGAGTTCAAATTACGAATGCCTATTCTAATTTAGGAGTAAATACCTTAGAAATTTCCCCGCAAAGTGGAGATTTTATTGAGTTTCCCTTCAAGGTTGGAGATCAAGTTTTTATTGAGGGTGTTGAACTACTAGAACCATCTACTACAGATACTGGTTACAATTCTACTGACTATAACTATAGGGTATTTACTATTGATACCATAAACTCTACTGCAGGAGCAGAGTCTGTAAGCTACTCAATAGTTGGTTATGGAATAAGTGGTGGATATTATGATCCGGACAACAGCGTTGGTAGAGTTATAAAGTATGATGATATATCTAAGGTTACTGCTACAATGAAGAAGAGCGATTTCATCGAAAATGAAATCATCTACAATAACGGAGATATCTTTAGAGTTCAAAAATCCGGATGGAATAAAGAAAAAAATACATTAAAAATTTCCGGAAGTGAGACCTATCTGGAACTTGGAAGTATCGTTGTTGGCAAATTTTCAAATGCTAAAGCAACAATTGAGGAAATAACTACAACAGAATCAGCATATAAAATTGGAGGAGAAGTTAAGAAGGAAAATGGGTGGAGAACTAAGACCGGTTTTCTAAATGAAACCGATCAGAGAATGCATGACAGCAACTACTATCAGAGTTTTTCATATTCAGTAAATAGTAAAATTTTAAAGAATACTTGGTCAGATTCAGTTGAATCTTTAGCTCACCCATCAGGATTTAAAGTTTTTGGAGACCTAATTGTAAACTCAACTCCAGAAGTTGGAATTGGTAGAAGTAATGATTTGCAAGTACGTGTTAATAACTTATCAGATTTACTTATCACAATTCAAAATACTTTAGCATTTGATACTAAACAAAATTTTGATACAAATTATGAAGTTACAACTTCAAATGGAATATCAAAAACTATAGGTTTCTTAACCAAGAAATTAATTGACTATACTATTTGTAAGACAAATAAGGTTCTAAAGATTGATGATATAAGCCCACAGTTTAATGGTACTAGTCGTCAAGAATTAGATGGAAGATATGTAGATGCATCAAATTTGATTACACTGAATCGTCAATTCATTCAAAATGAAGTTGTTGGATTTATAACTTCAACATATCCTGGAATTCTCACTAATCCAGATTATAATGAAACTATATGTAAGCGTGACGTTGGTTATGTTGTTGATGCAATTTCTAGAGATTTGAAGTATGGTGGTAATGTGAGTTCGGTTAATGCCGGAAAGTCATATTGGAACGCTGGGGTTTCATATGTCTCAGGAGAATCAACGGAAACTATTGCTGGTTATCGTTATATTATAGAATTATCCAAGTACATTATCAACAATGTTGGCATAAGTACATCATATCAGGTTCCAGCATTTTCAGTTCCTCAAAAATATAATTTAACAATCGCATATGATGAAAATTGTAGTCAATCATCATATAACGAAAACTGCTGTTCAGATGTAAGATCTGCAATTGGATCATATGTTGGCATTATTACAACAATTATTGGAATTGGAACAACCGCAGCACCAAATACAACATATCCAAATATTGCTCAGGGTGGTAATGTTGTTGGCATTTCATCATTCTTCATAAATTCTAAGGGTTCTAGACTAATATGTAAGTACTTTGTGGCGCAAAATTCATGTGCGGTTGGAAGTAGTATTATAAATCTTCCAAATCATAACTTTAGTTCTGGAGAAGAGTTGGTATATGATCCAGGAACTGGAGGAACTCGAATAGCAATTGCTTCTACTGATAGAGTTAGAGGAGGAATTTCTACCAATTTCATGCCATCTACAGTATATGCATATAAAGTTGATAATAACAGAATAAAACTTGTTGGCATAAAAACTGATGCTGTAGCTAATGGATCATACTTTATTTTTAGAGATCTAGGTAGTGGTCAAGGAGTTGGATCGGGAATAACTCATAGCCTATCAGTTTCTCCAGAATTAGCAAATACGAGATCTCTGATTACTATTGATAGTGTTATTCAAAGTCCACTCTATAAGAAGAAAATTTCTACTGCATTGGCATCTCCAATTGCAATTGGAGACACTACAATTAAACTGACAGGTATAACTTCAATATCATCTAATCTCCTCCTAAAAGTAGATAATGAAATTATGAAAATTAACACTGTGGGATTTGGTTCCACAAATGTTCTTACTATTGATCGTGGTTCTATGGGAAGTCCCATTGAGAGTCATTTAGTTGGTGCTGGGGTTACAGTTTTGGCAGGAGATTATAATATTAGTAAGGGAACCATTTACTTCAATACCCCACCATATGGAAAAGCTGGCCCTGCAGGAGTATCCACAAACTCTACATTTTCTGGTAGAATTTTCTATAGGTTTAATTATGATAACACATATATCTTTGATGATATTTCAAATTCATTTAATGGTTCAAATAAAGAACATGAGTTATCATACTACGGAAAAGATGTTACAGGCATTGTAACCAATCTTGGAAATAATGTAGTTGGCCCCAACTATGGCGTTATCCTAATTAACAATATTTTACAGAAGCCAGCCATAGACTATTCTATGACAGAAAGGGCTGCTATTGGAATTGGCGGATCCATAAAGTTTACTGGAGTAGATATTCTTTCTCTACCTAAGGGAGGCTTTATAAATGAAGTTAGTTGTGGTTTTGGATTTGGATATCAACCGCTAGTTAGAGCATTTGCAACTCCAGTTGTCTCAGGTTCTGGGACAATACAATCTTTAGTAATTCAAAATAGTGGATTTGGATATAGAAGTAATATGGGAGTTGAAGTTCTAACTAGTGTTGGAACTGGTGCATCTATTGTTGCTTTAGTTGGGTCTGGGTCCTCTGTAGGTATAATTACTGGATTTAATATTATTTCTGGAGGATCTGGATATGCTTCAACAAATCCCCCAATAATTTCAGTAGGTGTTCCTACAGCATATTCAAACATGCGGCTCACCGGAGGTTCCGGAACTGGTGCAAAGATTGATGTAATTGTTGGAAGCGGTGGAAGTGTTACACAATTCCAAATTTCAAATAGGGGGTTAGGGTATAAACCAAATGACTTATTAACACTTCAGGGTATTCCATTTGCTGTTGGTGTGGGAACTAGTTCATTCAATTTTAGAATTAGAGATATACTAAGTGATAAGTTTTCTGGATGGTCCTTTGGTAACTTGACAGCACTTGATGATATTTCAGACAATTTTAATGGAGTTGCAAAGTCCTTCCTATTAACAAAAACCGACATTATTACAGAACGATATAATATTAGCGTTCTTCCAGGTTCCGATATTATTCCAGAAAATACCCTGATAATTATTCTAAATGATGTTCTACAAAGTCCTGGTGAAAATTATTCACTAATTGGTGGCGAAAGATTGGTATTTACAACACCACCACCACTTGGAAGTAAGTGTCTAATCTTCTTCTATAAGGCATCACCATTTGATATTGTTGATGTTGATACTCTCAATCAAGTTAAGGTTGGTGATACTATAGCTTTAAATAAGAGGGATCAATTCGTAAGGCAGTTAGATAGAGTTGTAACATCAATTTTATCCATTGCTGAAGTAAAAACTACAAACTATATCGATATTGGCATTTCTACAGATCCAACATTCTACAGAACTTCAGATTTAACTAAGCAGAGATCAGATTTAATTATTAACAATGCTTATATTTCTAAGGCAAGATTGCAATTAGAGGGTAGAATTGCTCCCGCCTCAAGAATTATTAAAAATATTTCAGTAACTGATGTTGACGTATATGTAGAAAATGCATTTCCACTATTCAGAAATCTTGATAATTTAGAACAACTTAAAAATTCTGTAACTATTATCAATGATACTGATACTAGAGCAGCAAAGGTTAGCGCAGTTGTTTCTGCGGCTGGAACCATTACAGATTTTACAATAATAGATGGTGGTCAAAATTATTCATCTTCACCCACAATTACAATTTCAAGTACAAAACCAATTTTACCACAGTATGGAAAAACTTGGGCCAATGGCGAAATTGAATTTGGCGTACAGCAATATAACAGCTTTGCCTTTGGTGAGGGGATATATGTTGCATGTAGAAATCTTGGAGGCATTTCAACTTCAATTAACTTTACTAGTTGGGATAATCCTACGTCAATAGCCGTGTATGATCTCAAATCGGTTTCATATGGAAATGGTAGTTGGGTGGTGGTTGGATATGGCGGTACAATATTTACATCGACTACTTCAAACAATTGGCAATCAAATGCTACATTTTTATCAAGAATTTATGTTGGAGGAATTATACCATTTGAGTATCCAGTTTCTTCATATACTGGGTCTTTGAATGGAGTAACTTTTGGAATGAATAAATTTATTGCTGTTGGTGCTGGAGGAAGTGCCTTAGTTTCAGATGCTACCTCAGGAGTATCAACTTCATGGATTGTTAGGGCTACTCCTTCAGCAACTGAATTAAACTCAGTTACTGCAGGAACAGATAACTATGTTGCAGTTGGAAATAATGGATATATTACCAGATCTTCTGACGGATATGTTTGGCAATCTCAGGTTTCAAATACTTCCAACAATTTAACATCTGTCAAATACCTCAATGACAAATTTTTTGCTGTTGGAGTTAATGGAACTCTTACAGTTTCAACTGATGGTGGAGGAAATTGGACAAATACTTCCCCATCAGGTTATTCGTCATATAATTTCTTCGATATAACCTATAAGGATGGTGTGTATTTAATTTCTGGATCAAATCAGTTAGTTATCATATCTTCTGATGGACAAAATTGGATAAGAACTTCAAATTCAAATGCTGAGATTAGATTCTTAGGAACTGATAGATATAGAATTATTGGTGTGGGTGAAACTTCAAAATATTCAGTTACTGACTCTGTTGTAGTTAAGGCAACTGCAACTACAACAGTCTCTGCTGCTGGAACTGTTCAGTCCATAACCGTAACAGAACCTGGATTTGGATATGATGAAACGGTTGGTGTGAATGTACTAATTTCTCCAGAGACTCTATTCTTTGAGCGTTTAGATAATGTAGGGGTTACGGGTGATTTTGGGGTTATTGCGGGAATTGGCACAAGCGTATCTGGTATTTCAACTACTAGCCCAATGGTCATATTTAATCTCGATAGTGATAGTATTCTAAATCAAGCTACTTATGGCAACATAAGTAGGAGTGGAATTGTTACTGGAGATTACTTTGTAGTTAGTGATACTATAACTGGATCTGGGGTAACCTCACTAAATTCTGCTAATGGATTCTCAATTCTTGGAATAGGATCAACCTTTATAGATAATGTGTATAGAGTTGATCACATAGTTACAAGTGTAAATTCCGGTATTGTCACAGTCTATTCAAATGTTCGATCAATTTCTGGAGTTGGAAGTGTCTCTGAAGGTAGATGTGGGTACTATAGTTGGGGTAAATTGAATTTCAATACTAGAGCCCAACCAAAGGCATTTAGTTTAAATAATCGTGGACTTGCCGGAGTTTCTACTGCACCCATAGTTATAAGATCTAAACCACTATTCGAGAGATACTAAATAGTACAAACAATTGTAATAATATGTCTGCAATAATTTCAGATCAATTTAGAATACTAAATGCACAGTCATTTATTGATACCTTTGCGGGTATTGGTTCGACTAATTATGTGTATTATAGCTTTATTGGTTTGCCAAATCCGTATGATACTGCAACAGGATCTGGTACTACGGATTGGAATGATAATCCACCATCGCCTCAGGATATGTTTAAGGCGCAAAATGATTATCATGATACTATGCTATCGTTGAAAAAGATTAACTCCTCCGATCTTAGAAGAGTTATTCGTAAGATCGAGTGGAGTGCTGGAACTTCATACGAAATGTATAGGAATGATTATAATGTATATAATCCATCACCAATAACAAATTCAAATAATCTTTATGATGCAAACTACTATGTGGTAAATTCCGACTATCGGGTATATCTTTGTTTAAATAATGGGACAAATCCAGAAAATCCAGCAGGATCTCCATCAATTGATGAACCACTATTCACAGATATTGAGCCCAGAGCTGCTGGAACTTCTGGAGACGGTTATATTTGGAAGTATCTTTATACTATTTCCCCAAGAGATATAATCAAATTTGATTCCACCGAATATATACCAACTCCAAATGATTGGGGTATTGGTGAGAGTGAGGCAATTAAAAATAATGCTGTTGGCGGAAAAATTGAAGTTGTTATAGTTGAAAATCGTGGAGATGGATATGAGCCAATTAGTACTTCGATTAGAAATGTACCAATCCTGGGAGACGGTACAGGGGGAAAGGCTACAGTAACGATTGATTCTTCAGGAAAAGTGTCTGATGTTATTGTTACCGATGGTGGCGTAAATTATACCAAGGCAATTCTTCAGTTCTATCCTGGAGCACCAGGATCTGAAACTGGGGGACCAATAAGTGGCCTAAATCGGGTTGGAATTGCTACTACCTCAATTGCATCATTTAATGTTGTTGTACCTCCTCCTGGGGGGCATGGATATGACATTTATCGTGAATTAGGAGCCAACCGAGTAATGATTTACTCTAGATATGAAGTTGATTCAAATAATCCAGATACAATCATAAACAATGATTTTGCTAGAGTTGGTATAATTAAAAATCCAATAACGTATGGTGGAAGTACTCAACTACTTTCGGCATCAGAATACAGCGCATTATATTCAGTAAAATTGAAGAGCGCAACAGGGGCTAGTATTTCCAATGTAGAGTATACAGTAGATACTACAATTGACCAGACCATTGGAATTGGATCTACTGCCATTGGAATTGTAGCTTCTTGGGACAATACTACAGGAGTATTGAAGTACTATCAACCAGTTGGATTAGCTTCCACAAGTGTTGGATTTAGGATGTCAAAATTTACTTCAGGAATTGGTGTAGGTGGAACACATTTGATCCGTGGAGCAAGTGCTGGTAGTAATTTAGTTATTGACACTACATTTGGATCCTTAGCTTCTCCAGTAACATCAGTAACAATTGGATCGGGAATTAATACTAGAACAATTAGATTGGGTCAGTCCTATGTTGAGGGATGTGCAAATCCAGAGATTAAAAAATACTCGGGAGAAATCATCTATATAGATAACAGAGCGGCAATTATTCGTTCACCGAATCAAAAAGAAGACATTAAAGTTGTATTAGAGTTTTAAACAATGCCACAAAATACTAATCTAAATGTAAGTCCATACTTTGATGACTTTGATGAGGATAAAAATTATAAGAGAGTTTTATTTAAACCTGGCACTCCAATTCAGTCCAGAGAATTAAGCTCCTTACAATCAATTTTACAAAATCAAATTGAAAGTTTTGGGCAGCACTTCTTTAAGGAAGGGGCTAAGGTAATTCCCGGACAAACTTCCTACGATGGTAGAGTTGATTATATTCGTTTAGATCCAGTATATTTTGGCGTTAACATAAACACATATATTGATCAACTTGTAGATACTAATATTATTGGTCAAACTACAGGAATAAGTGCTAAAGTTGAGTTAGCAATATCAGACGTTGAATCAGATTTAGATACCAATACACTATACTTCAGATACGCAACTTCGGACACAACGGATTTTTCTGGCAATAAATTTAAACCTGGAGAAATTTTATTAACTGATACCGATATTATTGTAGATGGTGTAGTAGTTGTTCGTGCAAATTCACCTTTTGCTACAGTTATTACTGAGTATCCAACTGGCAATGCATCAATTGCATCTGTGAATGAGGGAGTTTATTTTATAAGAGGTCATTTTGTAAAAGTATTGAAGGAATCGATTATTGTTGATCAGTATTCAATCACTCCAAGTGCAAGAATTGGGTTTCTAATAGAAGAAGATTTTATAACTTCATATGATGATGAAACTTTAAATGATAATGCTCAGGGATTTTCAAATTTTGCTGCTCCTGGAGCAGATCGCTTAAGAATTGCAGTAAGATTAATTAAAAAGGCAATTGATGATTTCAATGATGAAAATTTCATTGAATTGATGCGAGTTGTTGATGGCGTCCTTCAGGAATTTACCCCATCAAAATCAAATGACGCATATTTCAGAGATCTTTTAGCAAAAAGAACATTTGATGAGTCTGGTAATTATTTGGTTAAAAATTTTGAAGTATTTGCAAAGGAAAATTTAAATGATGGTAAGGGAAATAATGGTGTTTATACCGAGAATCAAACTACAAGCTCAGGTCAAAAGCCATCAGAGAGTCTTTTAACATTAGATATAAGTCCTGGAAAGGCTTATGTTGAGGGATATGATATTGAAAAAATTTCATCTTCCTTAATTGATATTCAGAAGCCAAGAACAACTAAATTAGTTCCCGAGAGTGCAATAAATTTTCAGTCTTGTGCAAGTGTAGTTGTAAATAATGTTTATGGATCTCCTAGAGTTGGTTTTGCATACACTGACACTATAACACTAGTAGATAGTAGAGTAAACAATTCAAGCCCTACGGCAATTTCTGGAAATGAAATTGGTCTTGCAAGAATTTACGATTTCTATCCACTCACATCAATTTATACGAATGACACCACCCAATATGAATGCTTAATTTATGATATTAATACATTTGTAAAGATAACTCTTGGTAGCAATATAACTTTAAATGTACCAGCTAAAGTTGAGGGAGTTAATAGTGGTGCAACAGGATTTTTAAGGCAAAGTATATCTAATAGTAATATAGTAGTATTATATGATACTAAGGGAACATTTAATTTTGGTGAGCAAATTAAAGTCAATCAGATTAGATATCCTCAGACAATCACTAGCGTAATAGATTATGGGTTTTCTGATGTAAAATCATTCTTCTCAACAGATTCTGTAACTGCTAGTTCATTTTCTGCGGATTTGATTTTAGATTCTACAAAGCAAATTGCTCCAACATCTACACAATTTACAATTACCTCTGGAGGTTCTGTAACTATTGGCATTACTACAGCATCAGTAAATCCACCTAAAGTTGGCGATATTGTTCAATATACGATTTCGGGAAATAGTGTATCAACATACAACAAAGTAAGTGCTGTAAGTTCTAATCTAAAATCATTTACAGTAGTAGCTGTTAGTGACAATGCAAGTATCAATAGTGGCGCTTTGCCTGGAAGTACAATTTCAGTAAATGATCTAGTAATTGTAAATCCAACGTTAAAGAATAAGGAGAAGAAGGATCTTTATGAAATTCTACCACATTACAATATTAGTAGCATAAATTTAGACAATTCAAGACTTTCTCTTAAAAAATCATATACTGCAAATGTATCTTCATCAACATTTACAGTAACCGAAACGGATGTAAATCTATTTTTCAAACAATTTAATGTAACAGAATATAATTTATCATATAGCGACGGCACAATAGAAGTATTAACTCCAGGAAAGGTAGTAATATCAAATTCAGGAAAAACCCTAACAATTACACAACTTTCAAAGAGTAGTAGTAGTAATGCAATACTAATTGCGTCTCTTGAAAAAATTAATGTTAAGGCGAAGGAGAAGGTACTAGTAAACTGTGCCACAGTAACTATCAACAGATCTATTAAGGCAGAATCTGGAACTGGAGCAGGAACTTTAAACGATGGTCTCACATATAGTGCAGTTTATGGAACCAGAGTCCAGGATGATGAAATATGCCTAAATGTACCAGAGGTTATAAAGATTGTTGATATATTTGAATCTAACGATCAAAATGATCCCATTTTACCAAAGATTGATCTTGTAGAAATCAATGGAGATTTTACTACAATTCTTCCAGGGCAGGTTGTAAATGGAAAAACTTCTAAGGCAATTGCAAGAATTATTTCAACAACCGCTTCAAGTATAACTTTTTCTTATGTAAATGAATTCATTTTCCAAAAAAATGAAATTATTTCGGTAGTTAATTCAACAGTTTCTGCAAAGATAACTGCAGTAAATACCTACTCTAAGGATATTTCAAATTCATATCTCTTTGATGGTGGAAGTAGACCAGAATATGTAGATTATGGTAAGATTGTAAAAAAAGCTGGGGTAGAAGCACCGGTTCGAAGAGTGACTGTAGTATTTGATTACTACACTACTCCATCCGGAGATACTGGCGATTTTATATGTTTTTCAAGTTTTGCCGCAGAAAATTATAAGGAGAGCATTCCACAAATCTATGGAAATGTTAGAGCTACAGATGCTATTGACATAAGACCTAGAGTTAGTAACTATAATCCAGCCGTCAATACACTATCTCCATTTGAATTTGGATCTAGAAACTTTGTAACATCAAATTCCAATGTAGCCAATCCAATTGTAAATGGATCTTCAGTTATACTTAGTTATTCGTACTACTTGGGTAGAATTGATAAATTATATTTGACAAGAAGTGGCATTTTCCAAATCAGAACTGGAGTGCCTTCAGAAAATCCAGTTGCTCCGATTGAGTCAAGTAAATCCTTAAATATCGCCACAATTTCATTAAACCCATATACCTATAATGTAAAAAATGATGTAAAGATTGAGTCTATCAATCATAAGCGATATACTATGAGAGATATTGAAAAACTTGAGGAAAGGATTTCAACTGTTGAAAAGATAACTTCACTATCTCTACTTGAGACAAATACAAAAAATTTAAGCATCAAGGATGCTAAAACTGGTTTAGATAGATTTAAGAGTGGATTTTTTGTAGATAATTTTAACAATCATAGTTCTCATACTGTAGGCCATCCAGACTTTAAGGCTAGTGTTGATCCAATAGAAGGAGTACTACGTCCATCTCACTATACAACATCAATAGATTTATCAAATTCAGTATCTGAAAGTTCTAATATTATAAAAAAAGGAAAACTAATAACACTATCCTACACTGAAGTTGAGAAGATAAAGCAGCCATTTGCAACTAGGCTTGAAAATATTAACCCATTCAGTGTTGTTACTTGGACAGGAACTTTAACTTTAAACCCAAGTTCAGATACCTGGTTTGATGAAAAGAGATTGGATGTAAATAATATTAAGCAGGAGGGTAACTACAATGCGCTCATGCAAGCTCTTGGTGCAGATCCTAATACTGGAGTTTCTCCAGTGGACTGGGGATCTTGGGAATCTATGTGGTCAGGAAGAGAACTTATTGGAAGTAGAGAGTTAGTTACTAGTGTATCTATTCAGTCTGAAACTACTCCAGAAGCTCGTACCGGAACTGCAGGTAGGGAGGATTGGCCATTTATTGCTCCAGTTTTTGAGTCTACCACAACTAGAACACTTACATCAGAAAGAGAACTTGAAGAAACTTACAGAACTTTAGATAATCAGTCTAGAAGTGGTGTACAGTTTAAAGTAAGTGAGCAGACAGATACCGTAAATCTTGGTAGTAGAATTGTAAGTCGAGAAATTATTCCATTCTGTAGAGAAAGAAATATTGAGTTAATTGCAAAGAGAGTAAAACCAAGCACACTATTTTTCCCATTCTTTAATGGAATTGATGTGTTCTATTACACAACTCCAAAATTATTAGAAATTGAAATGGTATCTGGAGTATTTGTTGCGGGAGAAGCTGTTGAGGGATTTTTTAGTGGCAGTTCATACTCCGTAAACATTCCTACTTTTAAATTTAAAGTCGCAAATGCAAATCATAAGTATGGATCAATTTCAAATCCAAGTGAAGTTTATGAAAAAAATCCCTATAATTTGCGGGAATCTTTACCTCAAAACTATTCATCAACTTCTAGCATCTTAAATATAGACACTAGTAGCTTAGAATTAAAGTCAGAATCTGATTTTTATGGTCATGCCATAAGTGGAATGAGACTTCGTGGAACGACAAGTAATGCAGTAGCTACTGTAAAATCGAAGAGATTAGTATCTGATGAGTCTGGAACTTTCCTAGGATCATTCTATATCCCAAATCCAAACTTTGGCGGAAATCCAAGATTCCAAACTGGAGCAAAAACATTCCTGCTAATTTCAGATCCAGATAACAAGTATATACCTGGAGAGGTGATAAGTCAAGTGGAGGCCACATTTACATCCTCTGGAGAGTTGAATGTTACTCAAGAAACTACACTATCAACAAGAAATTCTACAGTTCAAAGAATACCTGCTGCAGAAACCCGAGTAGTTGAAGGTAGAATCACTGAAACTAAAGATTTATCTCCAACATCATCAGTTCTTGATACTGTAACTACTCAGAGAATTGGTGATTGGTATGACCCATTGGCAGAATCATTTATTGTAAGTTCTTCTGGTGGATTTTTCCTAACCTCAGTGGAAGTATATTTCCAAAGTAAGGATCCGGTGTTGCCTGTATCATGTCAAATACGACCACTTTCTGGTGGGGTTCCAACTTCAACAATTTTACCCTTTGCTGAAGTTACATACAATCCAAGTCAAGTAAGTGTATCAGATAATGCATCTGCACCTACAAAGTTCATCTTTGATTCCCCAATATATTTAAAAGATGGGGGAGAATATGCAATTGTTTTAGTAACAGATTCTAGCAAGTATTTAACTTGGATTTCTAGAATGGGTGAAGTTGATATCTCAAGCGCAAATAATCCAGAGGCTCAAAGAATTATTGTTTCTCAACAACCCTATTTGGGATCACTATTTAAATCTCAAAATGGTGCAACTTGGGACCCAAGTCAATTAGAGGATTTGAAATTTACAATTTATGGAGCAAAATTCACCACATCTCCCGGAACATTTATTTCTTATAATCCATCTCTAGGACTTGGTAATGGGCAAATTGCAAAGTTGAGAATTGATCCAGTTACTTCAATTTCAAATGAATTAGTAATTGGACTAGGAAATACAATCACAACGCCATTAACTCCAGGAGTAACTGTAAGTCAATTTAACAACACTAATGCAACTGGTATTTTAGTTAATACGACAGGTTCAATTAAAATTCAATCCACCACAGCACTAACTAGCAATAATGTTGGATCAGGCCTTACTCCATCCTCTGGATCATTTACCTACACAAATGTTGATGTAGTTTCAGTGACAGGTATTGGCACCGGAGCCAAAGCTCAAGTGACGGTAACTAATGGTGCTCTAGGAGTCTCCACTGTAACTACTGGTGGTCAAGGATATAGTCTTGGCGATGTTGTTACCTTAAAACTTGGAGCCCTAAGTCAAAATGTTAGATATAATGTAGGAATTATATCTGCATATAATTCTATTTCACTTACAGATGTTCAAGGAACATTTGACTTAGTGAATCAGCTTTCCTGGATTGTACCTTCTGGACCAGGAGTTGGAATTGCATCAACATTTGCATCAATTTCTCCAGTTATTCCAAGCACTTTTAAAGTTGATTCCGATAAAGATGGTCTACACTTCAAAGTTAATCATAGAAATCATGGGATGCATTCGAAATCCAACAAATTGTCTATTAATAATATCTCTTCAGATATTCCTCCGGTATCTCTGAGGGAAGTCTATACATCATCATCAACTCAACCAATGAAGGTAACTTCTGTTGGAATTTTTACAAGCTTTGAGAATGTTTCAGTATCTTCAACTAATCCAGGGTATATCTATGTAAATGGTGAAGTTATGGGATATACTGGAGTAGATGCGGGAGCAAGTCCACCAACATTGACTGGAATTACTAGAGGCGTAGATTCAACCGTATCAACTCAACACGAATTGGATTTACCGGTCTATAAGTATGAGTTATCTGGAGTATCTCTTAGAAGAATTAATAAGACTCATTCAATGAATACAACTAATGAGTTACTTAAAAATGGAATTGATGAATATTATCTAAAGATTGATACCACATCTATAGGTTCTGGTATTGTTAGAGATGGTACAGTTGCAAATGGATTCCCAATTCTTAAATTTAATAAAACTAAGCAGTGTGGAGGAAATACTGCAACTGCAACACAAAACATTCAGTATGAAGCAATTACTCCAAATATTCAATACATATCCCCAGAGGGAACGCAAATCTCAGGAAGAATAAGAACAGTTTCTGGAACAAGTGTTGACGGAACTGAAACTTCGTTTATTGATCAAGGATTTGATGAAATAAACTTAAATAGACCCAATATATTAAACTCTCCAAGACTAATCTGCTCTCAAATAAATGAGACAGCATTCTTAACAAATATACCAAACAATAAGTCTTTGGCACTAGAAGTATTCCTTCAGACAAATAATCCAAATGTATCTCCAGTTATTGATTTAGATAGATTAAATCTAATTACAACAACAAATAGAATTGATAGTCCAGTAAGTGATTTTATTTCAGATTCTAGAGTTAATCAGCCATCAGGAGATCCTCATGCGGCAGTCTATGTAAGTAAGAAAATACTTTTACAAAATCCAGCATCGTCTATAGATGTAAGATTCTCCGCACTAAAATATACAAGCAATGATATAAGAATCTTGTATAAGGTCTTTAGACCAGATTCTCCAGATAGTTCTCAACCATATGTACTATTCCCAGGATTAACTGGAATTGGTGATGGTACAAGTAATACGTTGCAGGAAGATCCAACTAGAATTATGGATTACTCCTATAAAGTTGATAATTTACAACCATTTACCGGGTTTATGATTAAAATAATCCTAGCTGGAACAAATCAGGCAACTCCACCACAACTTTCAAATCTTTCAGTAATAGCACTTGCATGAGTTTACTAAGAGTTAACGGAGAATCTCACCTATATCGTGATGAGAATTCTACTGCAATCATTAATACTAATAAAAATGAATATGCGGAGTACATTGAAACTAAGGAAAGAAAGTTGAAGGAACTTAACGAAATTAGCGATTTGAAGAGAGAAGTATCAGAACTTAAGGGGCTGGTATACCAATTAATTGAAAAGTTATAAATATTTAAAGAAATAATGATGCTATAACTAAAAAATGTCAGTCAGAGTAGTAAATTTAGTAATTCCCCAGGGTGCAGATTTTTCAAATTCATTTATACTAGAAAATAGTAATAATACTCCGATCAACTTGACTAGTTATAGCGGCATATGCCAACTGAAAAAACATTCATCAAGCAGATCGAGTGTTGGAATTGCAGTGTCTTTTCCAAATCCAACTTTGGGTGAAGTTAAAATTTCCCTAGCATCTACAGTGTCCTCAGGCATAAAGCCTGGTAAATATGTTTATGATGTTCTACTGACTGACGGGGTAGGAGTTAAAACCAGAGTTGTTGAAGGAACAGCAACAGTAACCGCAGGAGTTTCAACCTCATGACTTCTGAAATAAAGGTAAGATTAGCTGATCAAAATGCAATCAAAGTTGTCGGAAGTTTAAAAAATTACACATCAATAAGTGATATTCCTGGCGTTAATGTTGCCGGGGCAATAGATCGTTCACTACTACACTACAACGCATCCACACAAAAGTGGGTAGTGACCAATGAATTAGATGCCGACATAAATCCTAAAATAAAAATTAAACGAACAACAAGTTCTACTACATCACCAACTCTTCAGTATGGTGAACTTGGAGTTTCCGTTGGAACCGGAACTGCAGGAAATGTTGGGGGAAGGTTATGGATTGGAAATAATTCAGGAACTTCTGTGCAAGTTGGTGGAGAATACTATGTAAGTATTTTAGATCATGAACCGGGAACACTAACTGCAAATTCTGCAGCTATAGTAAATTCTAGTAAATATATTGACTATTGGAATGTTACTAATGATGTTGTAGTTGGAGGAGCAATTACTGCCGCATCATTAACTGTATCAGGAGTTTCAACTATCCGTGCGGCAGTCATTGGAAGTATTGGAATATCTTCTAATGTAATATCAACAAACCCAGGTTCTGGAGATATTCTGTATATCGACCCAAATGCCAATGGACTTAGTAATGCTGGTACAGTAATCATTAAGGGAAATCTTCAAGTTGATGGAGAATCTTCAATCATAAATTCTACAACATTAAGTAGCAATGAGATTATACTTAATTTAGGAGATGTGACATCTATCCGAACAGTGATCGGAAATGTTTCCTCTGGATCAAGTATCTTCACCTTAGATTCGGTAGTTGGAGTTAATACTGGAGATCTTATAAGCAATATTATAGGCCTTCATCCAGAAAATGTCAATAGGACAATTACTAGTTACAGTACACTCTATAAGACGATTACAATATCTGGAATAACAACTGCAGGAATATCCTCCGGTGCCCAGATGACAATTACACACTCATATGATACGAATACTGATAGGGGTATTTCCTTTGAGTATAATGATTCAACTTCCGGAATCGGATACACTGCAAATAGAAAAGGTTTCTTTGGATATGACGATTCTAGTAAAAAGTGGACTTATATTCCAGAGGTAACAATTGTAAATGGAGTTGTTAGCGGAACTAGGGGATATATAGATATTAGGGGCATTTACTTACAATCATCTGAAGTAAATCAATATGGAATTACATATCTAGATTCTGATGGGTTTGTAAATCAAACAGTTTCCCCCGGATCTGGAATAAGTACTTCCAACTATATACTCACAACAAGTCCTGGAACAAATATTCCTACTTGGACAAATACAATCGATGGAGGAAGTTATTAATGGAACCGGAAATAGATATTAATATTTTGGTAAACCTGTTTGTTCAAAAACTTGCAGCTATTCAAAAAGAAAATACATTTTTAGAAGCAAAATACCAAACACTTCTAAAAGAATATTATGAAGTAGTTGAAGTTAAAAATGATCTTCAAACCGAGTTAACCCAGAGCTGAAGGACATGAAACCATCAAGTAGACAACAACTTATAGATTACTGCTTAAGAAAGTTAGGCTATCCTGTTCTTGAAATAAATGTAGATGATGATCAAATTGATGATGCTGTAGATGATGCTCTACAGTTCTTTCAAGAACGTCACTTTGATGGTGTTGAGAAAATGTACCTGAAGTATAAAATTACTCAGGATGTTATTGATCGGGCAAAAACAAATGCAACGACCACAAAAACTGTAGGAATAACTACATATTCATATCTAGAAAGCAATAACTATATCGAAGTTCCAGATAGTGTAATTGGTATAGAAGGAATTTTTAGATTTGATGACAGTACATTTTCTAGTGGAATGTTTAATATTGCCTATCAAATTTTTCTAAATGATGTTTATAATTTTACATCAATTGAACTTTTAAACTACAGTATGGTTAAGGAATATCTTGAGACCATTCAATTTTTAATTAGTCCTCAGAAAAAAATTAGATACACAAAGAGACAAAATAGATTATATGTTGATATGAACTGGTCAACTGTTCCTGTTGATAGTTATATAATTATTGATTGTTATAGGATTCTAGATCCATCAGATTTTTCAAAAATTTGGAATGATTCATTCCTAAAACGTTATCTTACTGCTCTCATTAAAAAGCAGTGGGGTCAAAATTTGATTAAATTTAGGGGAGTAAAACTCCCTGGCGGAATTGAATTGAATGGACGAGAAATATATGATGATGCAGTAAATGAGTTATCAGATATTAAGACTAGAATGAGTAGTGATTATGAACTACCTCCACTAGATATGGTGGGATAGATATGGCAACAAATCAATTCTTTACGCACGGAAATTCTTCAGAGCAACGTCTCATTCAAGACTTAATTAATGAGCAGTTGAAGATGTATGGTATTGATGTGTATTACATGCCGAGAGTATTTTTAAAGACAGATACTATCATTAAGGAAAATATATTAAATAAATTCACTGACAATTTCATTATTGAAGCATATCTAAATTCCTATAGCGGATTTGGTAATGGTGGTGATATGTTGGGCAAGTTCGGTATTAGAGTTACGGATACTTTATCCCTAGTCATATCCAGAGAAAAATTTGAGGACTTCATTTCTCCAATAATGGAGGCTAATATTGATGATTATGTTTTAACATCAAGGCCTAAGGAGGGAGATTTAATATATTTTCCACTTAACGATACAATTTATGAAATTAAATTTATTGAACATGAGACAGAATTTTATCAATTAGGGAAATTATATGTCTATGAATTAAGTTGTGAGCCCTTCATATTTGAAGATGAAGTCCTAGATACTGACATTGAAGATATTGATAATAACTTTGTGGAACGTGGCTACAACACAATTCTAACACTATCTGGGGTTGGTGCTACTGCCGGAGCTGCTACTACTGTAGCAAATGGAGTTGTTCAGCAAATTTACTTAGTTAATGATGGGTACAATTATACCTCAGCACCAACAGTAGCGATTTCCTCAGCACCAATTGGTGGAAAAAACGCAACAGCAGTTGCAATTATGACATCATATTCTGGAGGTGACAAATTATCAGTTGATCGCATCGTCATCACTAATCCTGGAGGTGGATATACTACGTCACCACAGATTACAATAATTGGTGGGGGTGGTTCTGGAGCAATAGCAACCGCAGGCATATCTTCGGGTGGTATTGGAGTAATTGGACTAACAACCTATGGTAGTTATTATTCAAGTCCTCCAACCATAACCATATCAGGCCCTGGGACGGGCCTGACAGCCTCTGCAGAGGCCCTGGTTGGTGCTGGAGGATCTATCACCTCAATACTAATTACAAATGCTGGAAGCGGCTATACAGCCTATCCAAACATATCCTTCTCATCGCCAGGAATAAGCACTGGAAATTATAGTTTAAATGAAGTTGTGACAGGACATCTTTCAAATACTACTGCAGTTGTGAAGGAGTGGGATTATGATACTAAGGTACTAAAGATATACAGAAGTTCTGGTAGGTTTAGACTTGGGGAAAGAGTTGTGGGTTCTGCAACCACAATTACAAATCCTGGCATTGGTAAAACTGGAGAGTACTATATAATGTCTGTTGACTACTATGGTGATGCCGAAAATGATTATGCTGAAAACAAACAAATTGAAAATGAGGCAGATCAACTTTTAGATTTTTCAGAAAAAAATCCCTTTGGTGATTACTAATGCTAGGAACTTACTACTATCACGGAATTATAAGAAAAATTGTAGTGGGATTTGGAACCCTGTTCAATAATATTGAGATTGTTCATACAGATGCTAGTGGCAATCAGGCCTCAAAATTGAAGGTGCCTATTGCTTATGGTCCAATTCAAAAGTTTTTAGCAAGAATACAGCAACAACCAGATCTAACCAAAAAGGGTAACCTGTCATTGCCCAGACTATCTTTTGAATTTATTGGATTGGATTATGATCCAAGCAGAAAGGCAAATATTACTCAAACGTTTAAGGCTGTTGGAGATGATAATAAGGTTAGACGAGTCTTTATGCCAGTACCTTATAATTTAAAATTTGAATTAAATCTTATGACAAAGCTGAACGAAGATTCTCTTCAGGTTATGGAGCAGATACTTCCGTTTTTCCAACCAGCATTTAATATTACTATTGATTTAGTAGAATCTATTGGAGAAAAAAAAGATATACCAATAGTTTTGGATGGAGTATCTTTTTCAGATAACTATGATAAGACAAATTTTGATGAGACTAGAATAATTATACATACATTCGCATTCACTGTAAAGGCACACCTATTTGGCCCAGTTGTTTCTAGCACTGATGACCTAATTAAGAAAGTACAAATTGATTACTATACTTCAACTGATACGGTAAATGCTAAGAGAGAACTTAGATATGTGGCAACTCCAAAGGCACTTAAGGATTACAATGATGATGGATTAATTAATGCCGGAGATGATCCATTGATTGTTCCAGGAGATGATTTTGGATTTAATGAAGAAATACTAGATTTTGTAGACTTTAAAGAATATAGTCCTTCCCAACAGCAGGACGTGTAGAGGATATAAACATGGAAACATTTAATAAAATTGATGAGGTTTTAAATATAAAAACCGAAATAGTTGAAGCTGAAATTGAAGTCAAGCGGGATGATGTAGAGGCATTAGAAGATCCTAGTACAGACTATGAATATACTAGAACTCAGTTGTATTCCCTGATAGAAAAGGGACAAACTGCGGTTAATGGTATTTTAGATGTTGCTTCTGGAACAGATCATCCAAGGGCATATGAAGTTGCTGGTCAACTTATAAAAAATGTTGCTGATATAACTGATAAGTTAATTGACCTTCAGAAAAAGATGAAAGATCTTGATACAAAATATCGTGGTCCGACTACAGTTAATAATTCACTATTTGTTGGTTCAACTGCTGAGTTGTCTAAATTAATTAAACAAGGTCTTCTAAATAATAAAGAAGAAAAATTATAAGATGCAAGTAAAACCTCAAATGAAAGAAGAATCGAAGTCTGTGGATGAAGGTCTTCTCGATTGGTATGGTAAATCTGAATCAAAAGATAAAAAACCCGGTTGGGTAAACGTTTTAACTGGTGGAACTTGTGCAAGTGATGAACCGGGAGAAGGAGTTCCAAAGTGCGTATCTTCTGAGAAAAGAGCAAGTATGTCTAAAGAAGAAAGATTATCAGCATCAAGAAGAAAAAAAACAGCAGATCCTGGACAACAAGAAAAATCTGGTGCTGCAAAACCAACTTATGTTTCAACAGATAGTCCCAAGAAATCAATGAAAGAAGAAATGAACCTCCAAGAAGTAAAAGATAAACCCGGAAAGGGTAGTGGTAAAAAAGATGCTTGCTATAATAAAGTAAAATCAAGATATGATGTTTGGCCTAGTGCATATGCTTCTGGAGCACTTGTTAAATGTCGTAAAGTTGGTGCTGATAATTGGGGAACAAAAAGTGAGGCAGCAAACCTTGCTCAACAAGCAGCAATTGCAATTATTATGAAGAAGAACGGAATTAAACCAAAATCAAAAATGAAAGAAGATTGTTGGGATGGGTATGAGCAAAAAGGTATGAAGACTAAAGGTAAGAAGATGGTTCCTAACTGTGTTCCAACTAAAGGAGTTCCCAAGGCAAGTGGTTATAAGAAAGTTTTAGAACAAGTACGACCAATTGAAACTCAGCAGGGTAAATTTGATAGGATGGTTGGTTCTGCAAGCCTTCTTCCACCAAAAACTAAAATTATAATGCTTCAGCAAGCTGCAAAGAATCACCCGTCAAAGGTTAAATCGGTGGATGAAAATCACATCGCAATTTCCAAGGGAAAGGAGCTTGATGATGAGGGCGGGATGATTAAGAGTGAGCTTGAAACTATTGAGAGAGCAATTAAGTTAATGCGATCCATCGTCAAGAAGGATAACGCACAAGTTCCAGCCTGGGTTCAGTCTAAGGTAACTAAAGCTGCAGATTATATTGACACCGCTGCAGACTATATGGCGGGAAACGATGAAGAATCTGTAGATGAGTCATTTAAAGTAATTCAATCTTCCGGTCAACTATATCATATTATTGTAAATTTTATGAGTAAAAATTACAGCATTAAAATTTACTTCCCAATGCAAAATAGACCATCTCAACAGGATGTAAATGATGCTGTTCAAAAAATATATCCTGGTGGTAAAACTCTGGCATACTACCCATGTGTTATGAGTTCTAATTCAAATTATTTGGTAGCTAAAGAAAATATTAGTTTTGATATACCAAAGGGAAGTGGTGTTCTAGGTAAACGATCCGGTGAGCAATTACTAAGACTTAAAAATAGTGGTCTGAATAATAATCAATTAAATCGGGAATTAGAAATTCGTGGAATTAAGCCACGAGGCGTTGAACTTCCCCTAGCAAGTAGAGGAAAGGGTGGAAGTCCCTATGAACCATATACTGGCCCAGAAAAGAAAGGGCCATATGTTCCAGCTCCACAAAAGCCTTCGAAGATGCAACTTGCTCACAATCAGATTGAAGGAGATCTAGTAGAATCTGACAATCATGCACTTGCAGCAAGATCAGTTGAAATTGAAACTGAGATGAGGAAGCGTTCAAAAAATTATTTGATAAATATTGGTATGATAGGAGAAGACAAATCTCCAGCTTGGCAGAGAAAGGCTGGTAAAAACCCAGAAGGTGGTTTAAACGACGAAGGTATTCGTTCATATAGAGCGCAAAATCCAGGATCAAAGCTTCAAAAGGCAGTTACAACCAAGCCATCCAAACTTAAGAAGGGGTCCACAGCAGCAAAACGAAGAAACTCCTTTTGTGATCGTATGTCTGGAATGAAGGAGAAACTTACTTCTGCTAAAACTGCAAGGGATCCAAATAGTAGAATCAATAAATCTTTGAGAAAATGGAACTGTTAATCCCATATGTCCGATAACATTTATCTTGGAAATCCTAATTTAAAAAAGGCAAATACGCCTATTGAATTTACCCAAGAGCAAATTTTTGAATTTATTGAATGTAAAAAAGATCCGGTATATTTTGCAAAAAATTATGTACAGATTGTAAACGTTGATCATGGTTTAATACCATTTAAGATGTATAAGTTTCAAGAGAAACTTATTGAAAATTTTCATAATCATCGATTTAATATATGCAAAATGCCCAGACAAACGGGCAAATCTACAACTTGCGTTTCATACTTACTACATTACGCCGTATTCAACGATAATGTTAATATCGGCATCCTTGCAAACAAAGCATCAACTGCACGAGAATTATTAGAAAGGCTTCAGACAGCATACGAGAATCTTCCTAAATGGATGCAGCAAGGAATTATATCATGGAACAAAGGTAGTTTAATGCTGGAAAATGGATCAAAAATTATCGCAGCTTCAACTTCTGCTTCAGCAGTACGAGGAATGTCCTTTAATATTATCTTTCTTGACGAGTTTGCATTTATCCCAAATCATATTGCAGATCAATTCTTCTCTTCTGTATATCCAACCATTTCTTCAGGAAAATCAACTAAAGTAATTATTGTTTCTACCCCAAAGGGTATGAATCACTTCTATCGTCTCTGGCATGACGCAGAACGTAAGAAGAACGAATATATCCCAACAGAGGTTCATTGGTCAGAAGTACCTGGCAGAGATGAGGCATGGAAGGCTCAGACAATTTCAAACACTTCAGCTCAACAATTTGCTCAAGAATTTGAATGCGAATTTTTGGGATCTGTTGACACACTCATTGCAGCATCAAAACTTAGATCTTTAGTATATGACGACCCAATAAAATCCAATAAGGGATTGGACATTTATGAAGATCCCATTGAAGACCATAACTATATCATGACAGTAGATGTTGCTAGAGGAATTGAACACGATTATTCAGCATTTATTGTATTTGATATTACAACATTTCCATATAAAATTGTAGCAAAATATAGAAATAATGAGATTAAGCCAATGCTACTTCCATCAATTGTTGAGCAAGTAGCTACTGCATATAATAAATCATTTGTACTAGTTGAAATCAATGATATTGGAGATCAGGTTGCAGGCATTTTACACTTTGACTTAGAATATGACAATCTCTTAATGTGTGCTATGAGAGGTAGGGCTGGTCAATTGGTTGGTCAAGGATTTTCCGGAACCAAATCTCAGCTTGGCCTTAAGATGTCAAAGACTGTTAAAAAAATTGGGTGTTCAAATCTTAAAACTCTTGTAGAGGATGATAAGTTAATTTTTTCAGACTACGATCTTATCAGTGAACTCACAACATTCATTCAAAAAAATCACTCATTTGAGGCTGAAGAGGGTTGTAATGATGACCTTGCTATGTGCCTTGTCATATTCTCATGGTTAGTTATACAACCATACTTTAAAGAAATGACGGACAATGATGTTCGTAAAAGAATATATGAAGAACAAAGAAATCAAATTGAACAGGATATGTCACCATTTGGGTTTATTGTGGATGGACTTGAAGGTGAAAATGTAATGATAGATGATAATACTGGAGATCGTTGGTTGGTAGTAGAAGGTGCTACACAAAATGCATATACTGAAAAATGGAATGTTGATGAATACGGTGATAGAGCATATATGTGGGATTATCGTTAAAACCCAAGGAATGTATAAATATTTGATAGGATAAATGAAGATTTTAGAGGAATTAAAATGGCTTTAGGGTTAGTTTCACCTGGCGTCAAAGTTAGAGAAGTCGATTTAACCAATGGTAGAGTCGGTTCATCGTCTCAAGTGGTTGGAGCAGTTGCTGGTCCATTTGTAAGAGGTCCCGTAGAAGAGCCAGTTCTAATTGAGAATGAGCAACAATTAATTGACATTTTTGGCAAACCTGAGTTAAATAGTAATCAGTATGAATACTGGTATACTGCATCAAACTATCTCACTTATGGTGGAACCCTAAGAGTTGTAAGATGTGATGGTACTAATTTGGGGAATGCGAACTCCCCAGTAGGTGCTGCATCATCACTAACCTCGGTAAAAATTAAAAATTATGATGATTACATATCCCAATCAACTTCCTCTTGGCATTGGGCAGCTAAAACTCCAGGAACTTGGGCAAATGATGTCAAGGTCTGTGTTATCGACAATTTTGCCGATCAAACTCTAAGCGGAGTTGCTACTGGCATTACAACAAGCATCACTCAAGTATCTCTAGGAACAACGACCGTAACACTGGATGTTGTAGGTGATACTAATTTAGGAGTTACTACTGCAGGTTTCTTAGTTGGTGATATAATTAGTGGCACATACATACTGGCAAATACTACAATTTTAGGAATTGGAAACAGTTCAATTACAATTTCTCAAGGAACAGTTAATACTGGTATTGCAACAACGAGCGTTTTAGCATCATTTACCAGACCAACTCTAGTATCAACAACTAATGTTATTGTTGGAACAGCAGTAACACAATCAATTAGTGGTGGTATTGCAGGTATCGGCACCACTTCGGGCCTAAACGGATATCTGAAGGGAATTGTAACTGGAGTTGGGGTTAGTGAAATTTATGTAAAAGTTCTCAGTCAAGTAAGTTCAACAGGAATTGAAACTTCAGCAAAGTATAGCTTATATTCTTTTACAGCATCTTCAGCAATTTCAATTGGAAATACTACAGCATCAAATGGAATTGGGGCACCAAATTCTCTCACATATCAAGCAAATGTACATCAGGTAACCGATTGGTATAATTCACAAACTCTTGGATTAAATAACTCGATTGTTTATTGGAATTCTATTGCTCCTAAGCCTGGAACTTCTGCATATGCATCTGCTAGAAGTTCTTCTAACGATGAGATGCACATTGTCGTTGTAGATGATTCTGGGTCAGTGAGTGGAATTAGTGGAAATATTTTAGAGAAGTGGATTGGACTCTCAAAGGCTACGGATGCACAACTTTCCCCACAGGAGAAAGTATACTATAGAGATTATCTGGCGTCAACTTCAAACTATATCTATAGTGGTGCGGATCCAAACAACCTCACTGCAGTTGGATATGCAGGAACTGGAGGAAAAAACTGGAATCAGCTAGCTCAAGGAGTTGATTTTAATGTATGTGGAAAAAGAACCTACAGTCTACTTGGAGGAAACTCCTATGGTGGTAGAAGTTCTTCAGGATATATTACTCCAGAATATAATCCAGAACTTGGTGATGTTATAAATTCATATAAAATCTTCACCAATAGAAGAGAATTTGATATAAATTTCCTGATGATGGGTTCGGGTTATGAAGATAAGCTCACAACTCAGGCAAAGGCAAACGAGCTGATCGCAATTTCATCAAACCGTAAGGATTGTATTGCAGTAATTTCACCACACAGATCGTCAGTTGTAAATATCACAAACACAACTACTCAGACAAATAACATAATTGGGTTCTTTGATGGCATATCGTCATCATCTTATGCTGTATTTGATAGTGGTTACAAGTACATGTTTGATAGGTTCAACAATAAGTTTGTCTATGTACCTATGAATGGAGATATTGCTGGTTGTATGTGTAGAACCACCTTAAATGATTTCCCATGGTTCTCTCCTGCAGGTTCAAAGCGTGGTGTTATTAATGGTGCGGTTAAGCTTGCATATAACCCATCGCAAGCACAGAGAGATGAGCTATACATCAGAAGAATTAATCCCGTAATATATTCGCCAGGATCTGGAATTATCCTATTTGGAGATAAGACAGGATTGGCACAAGCTTCGGCCTTCGACAGAATTAATGTTAGAAGATTGTTTATTTCTCTTGAATCAAGTATTGAAGCTGCAGCTAGAGATCAACTATTTGAATTTAATGATTCAATTACAAGATCTAATTTTGTAAATATTGTTGAACCATATCTTCGTGATGTCCAAGCTAAGCGTGGAATTACTGACTTTATCGTAATTTGTGATGAGACCAATAACACACCAGATGTTATTGATTCTAATGAATTTAGGGCTGATATTTTTGTTAAGCCTGCTCGCAGCATTAACTTCATTGGTCTAACATTTGTTGCCACAAGAACAGGTGTTTCCTTTGAAGAAGTTGTTGGAAGAGTTTAATTAATATTATAAACATACTACTGGAGAAAACTAATGGCATCCTATCAACAAATTCCTAATTCTGGCAGTGAGGGAAGATTTTTAGATAATTTTAAGGGTAGATTATCTGGTGGCGGTGCTCGTCCCAATTTATTTGAAGTTGAAATTAAATTTCCAAGAATTGCCCTTCCAAATGGAGTTTCAGACTCCCAGCTAACAGATAAGATTAAGTTCTTGGTAAAGTCTTCAGCAATTCCAGCTTCAAATATTTCACCAATTCCAGTTCCATTTAGAGGTCGTACTCTTCAGATTGCTGGAGATAGAACTTTTGATCCTTGGCAAGTCACGGTCATTAATGATGCAGATTTTGCAGTTCGTAGTTCCTTTGAAAGATGGATGAATTATATTAATAAGCACTCCGACAATTCCGGTACTACTGATCCAGCTAACTATCAAACTGATGCTTGGGTATACCAACTTGGTAGAGCACAAACCCAAACTGCAATTACTAGTGCTGATAACATTCCAGTTATCAGAGCATATCACATGTATGGAATTTTCCCAACCAATGTTGGCGGAATTTCACTAGCATATGATGCAAACAATCAAATTGAAGAATTTACTGTAGACCTACAGATGCAGTGGTGGGAATCCTACGATTCAAATAAAGCCATTGATGTTAAGTGATAAATAGGTAAAAGTCACTTCAAAACATAATGGCAGGATTGTTTGGTTACTCGTTTGATGATAACATAAAAAAACCTAAGAAGCAGGTATCCCCCGTCCCCCCAAATAACGAGGATGGGGTCGATTACTATATTTCTTCAGGTTTTTATGGTCAATATGTAGACATTGAAGGTGTTTATAAGACTGAGTATGATTTAATTAAGAGATATCGAGAGATGTCACTACATCCAGAAGCTGATAAGGCTATTGAAGATGTAGTAAATGAAGCTATTGTTTCTGACTTAAATGATTCTCCTGTAGAAATTGAGTTATCTAATTTAGACGTTGATGATAACATCAAAACAATTATTAGACAGGAATTTAAATATATTAAAGAACTCATGGACTTTGATAAGAAGGCCCATGAAATTTTTAGAAACTGGTATGTTGATGGGAGAGTATATTACCATAAGGTAATTGATCTAGATAATCCTCAAAATGGAATTAAAGAAATTCGCTATATTGACTCACTTAAAATTAAGTATGTTAGAGAACTGAAGAAGAATGATAATCGTAATATTATCGATATTCAAAATATCAATGTTATCAGTAGAGAAATTGGAGTAGAAAAATTAGATTTTCCTGAGATTGAGGAATATTTTGTATATACTCCAAAGAGTCAGGGATATAGTACTGGTGCAAGTGGTTATGGTAAGGGAGTTAAACTTGCCAAGGATTCTGTAACATTCATCACCTCAGGTCTTGTAGATAGAAATAAGCAGACAATTTTATCATATCTTCATAAGGCAATTAAGGCCCTCAATCAACTTCGTATGATTGAAGACTCTCTAGTAATTTATAGACTGTCTCGGGCACCTGAACGCAGAATATTCTATATCGATGTCGGCAATCTACCTAAGGTAAAGGCTGAGCAATATCTTCGTGAAGTTATGTCACGATATAGGAATAAGTTAGTCTATGATGCGTCAACCGGAGAAGTTAGGGACGATAAGAAATTTACAAGCATGATGGAAGACTTCTGGCTACCTCGCAGAGAAGGTGGTCGTGGTACTGAAATCACCACTCTTCCTGGGGGTCAAAATCTTGGTGAGCTTGCAGATATTGAGTACTTTCAAAAGAAACTCTATCGTGCTTTAGGTATTCCAGAGTCTAGAATTGCTGCTGATGGTGGTTTCAATCTGGGAAGATCTTCAGAAATTCTTAGAGATGAGATTATGTTCTCTAGATTTGTAGGAAGACTTAGAAAAAGATTTAGTAATATCTTCCATGATATGCTAAAAACACAACTAATTCTTAAAAATATTATCACTCCTGAAGATTGGGAGTATATGAGTGATCACATTCAATACGATTATGTGTATGATAATCACTTTGCAGAACTTAAGGAAACTGAATTACTGAATGAAAGATTATCCCTACTTCAACAAATTGAACCATATATTGGAAAATACTACTCAACAACTTATGTTAGAAAAAATATTTTAAGACAGACTGAAGATGATATTCTAGAAAATGATTATCAAATAAATTATGAACGAGAGGTTGGTATTATTGCTCCACCAACACCACCGACAGATCCGGAAACTGGTATGCCTACAGATTATGTTCATAAGACTGGTCAAGACTTAATCAAGAAAACCCAACGTCAAAACACTAAGGATCTAGAAATAGGTCTAGGTAAAACTGCAAAGGATCCAACTATCAAAAAGACTGGAACTGAAGCTCCTAAGGGGCAAGAGGCCGATGGTGTAAAAATGCCCAAGGGCGGTAAGTTATAAATAAAGTAGATTTATAGGAATTTTTATGGATACTAATGATTTTGTAGGAATGGTTATGTCTGATGCATCAGCATCAGATATGGAAGATGCTATTAAACAGTTACTGTACAACAAATCTACAGATATAATTGATGACATTCGTCCAATAATTGCAGCTCAACTTTTTGATCCTAAAGTAGATGAAAACAATTAATTTATATTTACCGTAAACATAAATATATTTAACTAATATAATTCTTGCGGTATGTTTGTAACAGAGGAACCCCAATGGCATTAAAAATTGTACAACTAATTGCTGCAATTCAACCACCAAATAATGGAATAAGCACAAGTGTAGCTATTGATTTAAAAACAGGATATCTAAGATTAACATCTTCTGGTGGGGGAAATCATGTAGCAATTAATACTGGAAATAACTCATCTGGAGTTAATAGCGAATCTTCCTTTTTAATTTCAGAAAATACAAGTGAAATACTTAAAGAAAGAGTTGCTAGACAACAAATTGTTGGAATAACTACTGGAACATCAACAGTAATTAATTTTGGAGAAAATTTAGGAAACCCATTTATTATTGGGGATGCTGTTAGTATTATTAATGCTCAACCAAGTGGAATTAATACGCAATACAATTTAGTTACAGCAACAACTAATTCTTCAATTACTATTTCATACAATAGCTCTTCCGTTGTTGGCGTTATCACTACACGAAATGCAACTGTTTGTAGATCTGTAAAAATTTCTGCTATTGGTGAAATTAGTGGAACCCATCTTCATATTGCAGAAGTCCAAATCACTTCCCAAGCATAAGACATGAAACTCATCACAGAGCAAATCGAAGAGATCAAGGTAATTACAGAGAGTAAGAACGGAAAACAGCATCTCTATATTACTGGCCCATTTCTTCAGGCAGAAATTACAAATCGCAATGGAAGATGCTATTCATATAACATTCTTGAAAGGGAAGTTAATAAGTACAATGATAAGTATATCAAATCTGGTAGAGCCCTTGGTGAGCTTGGTCATCCAGAGGGACCTACAGTAAATCTCCATAGAGTTTCTCACATGATCACAAGCCTAGTTCCAGAAGGCAAAAACTTCATTGGAAAGGCAAAGATTCTTGAAACACCAATGGGAGCAATTGCAAAAAATCTCATAGAGGGTGGAGTAAAACTTGGCGTCTCATCTAGAGGTGTAGGTTCTTTAATTGAACGTGGTGGTGTTAAGTATGTTGGAGACGATTTTATGCTCTCAACTGCTGCTGATATTGTAGCAGATCCTTCCGCTCCTGATGCATTTGTTCAAGGAATTATGGAAGGTAAGGAGTGGGCTTGGAACAATGGTGTTCTTGCCGAAAAAACTTATAGGCAGTTAAATTCATTAACACCTACAGTGGATAGACAAGTGCGTGAGGAGAGAATTATAAATCTCTTCGACAATTTTTTAAGAGATCTATAATTTATAAATAAATAGTAGAATAAAGATTATAATTTTATTCGGAGAGTACAATGTCTGCTGGTAAACTACAAGAAATGGAATCAACTTCACAAACCAAGCAATCGAAGACCGCAGTTAACGCTAATGCTAGACCTGCCGATCCGATGCAATCCTCAAATAGCTTTGTTTCTGCAACTCCTGAGCAATCAATCACTGATTTAGGTGGTCCTACACCATTTAACTATAGATCAACTGATGATTCTTCAAAACTTGCAACACCTAACATTAAAACCGTTAGAGATGTAGTTAACGCTAAAGCTGCAAGAGCTGAAGAATTAGAATACGATCAAGATGAAGATCTTCTAGAAGCTGAGGCTAAAGAAGAAGATGAAGAAGAACATGATGAAGAAGATGAAAAGCCTAAGAAGAAGAAGAAGATGAAGGAGGAGGTTGAAGAAGATGATGAGGAGTATGAATATGAAGAAGCCAGCGAAGATGGAGATGAAGAAGAACTTGAATTTGATGTAGAAGAAGATATTCAAGCACTATTTGGTGACGAAGATCTTTCCGAAGAATTTAAAGAAAGAGCGGCTCTGGTATTTGAGTCTGCCTTAAGAACAAAGGTAGCTGAAGCTGCTGAAATTATTCAGAAGCACTACGAATCAGCTCTTGAAGAGAACGTTCTTCAAATTCAATCCGAATTGACCGAAAGAGTCGATTCATATTTAGAGTATGTTGCATCTGAGTGGATTGAAGAGAACGCTCTTCAAGTTGAAAGAGGACTCAAGTCACAATTGGCTGAGTCCTTTATGAATAATCTCAAGACACTTTTTGAAGATCATTATGTATCAATTCCTGAAGAGAAATATAATGTTCTTGAGAACATGGTCGAAAAACTTGATGACATGGAATCAAGACTCAACGAACAAATCCAAAGAAATATTCAGTTAAATCAAAGACTTAGCGAATCCGTATCAGATGGAATTCTCCATGATGTCTCTAGAGGTCTCGCTGAGACCCAAAAGAGCAAGCTCGCTAGTCTCGCTGAAGGTGTTGAGTTTGTAAGTGAAGAAGACTATCGTGAGAAGCTGGAATCCCTAAGGGAGTCATACTTCCCAAGAAATCCAGTTACTCCAGAAAGAGAAAATGAACTTCTTGGCACTGAAAACGAAGTTATTTCAGAAACAATGGATGCCTACTTAAAGGCCATTACAAAATTCTCTAAGTGATAATAAATAAAGTATAAACAAACACTTTCCAAGACAAACGGAGATTCCACAAATGTACAATTCAACCCACTTACAAGAAAAGTGGTCACCTCTTCTAAACTGCGAAGGACTTGATCCAATCAAGGATTCACACAGAAGAAGTGTTACTGCAATCCTTTTAGAAAACCAAGAAAGATTCCTCAGAGAAGAAAGAGGTATTCTTTCAGAAACTAGCCCAACAATGTCGGCTGGAACTGGTGGCTTTAGTGGTTCTTCTACTGCTACTGGCCCTGTTGCAGGTTTCGATCCAGTTCTGATCAGCTTGATCAGACGTTCAATGCCACAACTCATTGCTTATGATATCTGTGGTGTTCAGCCAATGACTGGCCCAACTGGTCTTATCTTTGCGATGAGAACCCGTTATAATAATCAGTCTGGTAATGAGTCATTCTTCAACGAAGCTGATTCTACCTTCTCCGGACAGAACAGACAGCAAACCCTCAATGCAGGTTTCGCTGATGCTAATGCTGGTATCGGTACAACCACTCAGCGTGGAACTAATCCCGCAATCTTAAATGATGTCGGTGTAGTTGCTGGTATTGGTTCAACCGACTATAACGTTGGTGGTGCAATGTCAACTGGAGAGTCTGAAGCTCTCGGCGATAGTGGCTCAAACACCTTTGCAGAAATGGCTTTCTCAATTGAGAAAGTTACAGTTGCTGCTAAGTCTAGAGCACTCAAGGCTGAGTATTCGTTAGAACTCGCACAAGACCTCAAGGCTATTCATGGTCTTGACGCTGAAGCTGAGCTGGCTAATATCCTCTCAACTGAAATTCTTGCTGAAATCAACCGTGAAGTAGTTCGTACCGTTTATAAGATCGCTGAATCTGGCGCTCAGACCAACACTGCTACCGCAGGTTACTTCGACCTCGATGTTGACTCCAATGGTCGTTGGTCAGTTGAGAAGTTTAAGGGCCTACTCTTCCAGCTTGAGAGAGATGCTAACGCAATCGCTCAAAGAACTCGTAGAGGAAAGGGCAACATGATCATCTGTTCTGCTGACGTAGCTTCGGCTCTCACCATGGCAGGCGTTCTTGATTATACCCCAGCCTTGAATGTTGGTCTTAATGTAGATGACACCGGCAATACTTTTGCTGGCGTAATCAACGGTAAGTATAAGGTCTATATCGATCCTTATGCAGCTAACGTTTCAGCTCAGCAGTACTACGTTATCGGCTATAAGGGTCAGAACCCTTATGATGCTGGTATGTTCTACTGCCCCTATGTACCTCTCCAAATGGTTCGTGCCGTTGGTCAGGACACCTTCCAGCCTAAAATTGGCTTCAAGACCCGTTATGGAATGGTTGCAAACCCATTCGCTGAGGGAACCAATCAAGGTTCAGGTGCTCTTCGTGTTAATGCTAACCGCTACTACAGAAGAGTCCAGGTTACCAACCTCATGTGAGCTAGAATTAAAGGATCACTCACAAGGCCCCCTTCGGGGCCTTTTTTTATGATCTAAATAGGGTTAAAGGATTGATGATATGGCATTCGCAAATCAAATAGGAAATAGAAATTTACTATCGCCTAATGGATTTAAATTTTCTCTAGCAAAGTATCCTAAGGTAGACTTTTATAGTAATAAGGCATCCATACCTGGCATATCTCTTGGAGTTGCAATTCAACCAAATCCATTTAGAGATCTACCAGTTCCTGGAGATAAGTTAGAATATAATGATCTCTCATTAAATTTTTTAATAGATGAGGGAATGGAGAATTATCTGGCAATCTATGATTGGTTAATTTCTCTTGGATATCCAGAAAATATAGATCAATTTAATGAGCTAAGAAGAAATCAAAGATATAACGCATCAGAAGACTCTAGGGATATGTACAATCAATATTCTGATGGAAATTTGGAAATTTTAAATAGTAATTTAAAACCAATATATAGAGTTAAATTTAAAGATCTTTTTCCAGTATCCCTAAACACCCTGGAATTTGATGCAACTCAAAGAGACTATAACTACTTTACCGGAATAGTATCCTTTAAATACACTATTTTCCAAATGCAAACTCTTGATGGAAGAATTCTATGACCCTGGACGATATTCAAAATTTATGGCAAGAAGATTGTATAATTGATCCAGACAATTTACATCTAGAATCGATAAAAGTCCCATCATTACATTCAAAATACTACAACATTTATAATAACATATTTTTACTCAAAAAGATGGAGGAGGATAAATTTAAACAGGTAAGATTTAATAAGTGGCAATACTATACGGGAAAGGTTCCAGCAGATGACGCTACTGCTGAAAGATGTGACCATAAGGTAATGAAACATGACCTAGACAAGTATCTAGATTCAGATGCAGATTTAAGAAAACTTATAGCAAAGATTGACTACTATCAAACAATTCTCAATTATTTGGATAGCATCCTAAAGACAATTAAGGATAGAACATATCAAATCAAAAATGCCATAGAGTTTCAAAAATTTACACACGGGTATAGTTAATGAGTCATTTAATAATCTCTAAGAAGAATGAAGTATATTTAAAAATTCAATCCGAACCTCACGTATTTCAAGAATTATCCGATAGGTTCACCTTTGAAGTTCCTAATGCAAAATTTATGCCCCAGTATAGAAAAAAGTACTGGGATGGGAAAATTAGATTATTTTCAAATGCAACTGGAGAAATTTATGTTGGTCTATTAGATAAAGTTATTACCTTCTGTGATCAACATAACTATACCTATGAATTTGTAGATAGTAAATTTTATGGAGTTCCCTTTGAAGTCAATGAAATGATTTCTAGGGAGAGTGTCTTAGAGTACATGAAGAAAGTTTCAAAATATGAGCCAAGAGACTATCAGGTAGATGGAGTCTATAATGCACTTAGATTTAATCGAAAACTTCTCATATCACCAACAGCTTCTGGAAAGTCTTTAATGATCTACAGCGTAATTCGTTACTATGTCGAAAAGGGTCTATCAACGCTTATTGTAGTTCCAACAACATCTCTTGTTGAACAGATGTTTAAGGACTTTGAAGATTATGGATGGAATGCCTCTCAGTATTGTCATAGAATATATTCTGGAAGAGAGAAGACAAACGAATATCCAGTAACAATTACTACCTGGCAATCAATATACAAGTTAGATAAGAGTTTCTTTAAGGACTTTGATGTAGTAGTGGGAGATGAGGCTCATCTCTTTAAGTCTAAATCTTTGGTCGATATTATGTCAAAGCTTCATGACTGTAAGCATCGATTTGGATTTACTGGAACCTTAGATGGAACTCAAACTCATAAGTGGATTCTAGAGGGACTCTTTGGACCATCATATAGTGTAACAAAGACTAAGGAACTCATAGATAAGGGTCACGTTTCTAAGCTAGACATTAAAATTTTACTTCTAAAGCATAGCTATAAAAAATTTGAAACCTATGAGGATGAAATACAGTACTTAATTAGTCATCAAAAGAGAAATAACTTCATAAAAAATTTATCCTTAGAGTTAAAGGGAAATACTCTTATTCTCTACAGTCGAGTAGAATCTCATGGAAGGGTTCTCTATGATCTAATAAATAGTAGCAAGGAGATTGAACGAAAAGTATTCTTTGTCTATGGTGGAGTTGATGTAGAAGAACGTGAGGAAGTTCGAAGATTAACTGAAGAAGAAAATAATGCCATTATTATTGCATCCTACGGAACCTTTTCCACAGGCATTAATATTAAAAATCTTCATAATGTAATCTTTGCCTCACCAAGTAAATCTCGTATTAGAAATTTACAAAGTATCGGAAGAGTTTTAAGAAAGGGTGCTAATAAGGTAAAGGCAATTCTCTATGATGTATCCGATGATATCTCTTCTAAGAATATAAAAAATTATACATTAAATCATCTTATGGAAAGAATTAAAATTTATAATGAAGAATCCTTTAACTATGAAATTATACAAGTGGATATGAAAACATGATAGAAGAAGATTTTTTAGCTATTGTTAAACTAGTTTCCGGTGAGGAAGTACTATCTCTAGTTTGTGCATGTCATGAGGATGATCAGATCTTATTAATTCTTGATAATCCAATTGTTATGAAAGAATACGAAACTCCACTTGGAGTAGTTGTTAAAATTCAACCTTGGATTAAGTATAGTGGAGAATCTCTACACTTTATCTACATTGATAAGGTAATTACTATTAGTGAGGTACATGATGAAAAAATGAAGTCTGTCTATGAGAATTATATTTCACAATTAAATATGAGTAGTAAACTAAAACCTAGTAAATCTATGGGATATATATCTAACGTAGAAGACTTTAGAAGAGGTTTAGAGAAGATCTATAAAAATAATTAAGAGTCTCTAATAATCTCTAAGTATTATCTATATACCCCTTATCAACCCTGACAGAGTTATTATAGCAGCATCTGGAGGTCTTGTCAACCCCCCCCTAATTGTGCTATAATATGAATACCCGCATTTAACCGATATGGCCAAGAGAACCAAGAACTCAGAGCATTATGTGAATAATAAAGAATTCCTTCATGCTCTGACTGAATTTAAGCAGGAAGTCCAGAAGGCCAAACGGGAAGACACAGCAAGACCTCGTATTCCAAGATACATTGGTGAGTGTTTTCTTAAGATTGCCACTCATCTATCATATAAGCCAAATTTTGTCAACTACATGTTTCGGGAAGACATGATTTCTGATGGCATAGAAAATTGTGTTCAGTATATTGACAATTTTGATACAAACCGAGGAAATCCTTTTGCATATTTTACTCAAATTATATGGTATGCCTTTTTGAGAAGAATTGAGAGAGAAAAGAGACAGTTAGATATCAAAACTAAACTACTCGAACAAACTGGATTTGATGAGGTATTTGTTTCTGATAAAAATATTCTCGATGGAAGCGATTCCGATTACAATGGAATCAAAAATTCTGTACACAGTAAAATGATCTATAACTGATGAAAGTTGCAATTATTACGGATCAACACTTTGGTGTTAAGAAGGGTAGTAAGATATATCATGAATACTTTAAAAAATTTTATGATGAGATCTTTTTTCCAACACTAGAGAGAGAAAATATTACTACAGTGATTGACATGGGTGATACCTTTGACAATCGAAAGGTTATTGATCTTTGGAGTTTGAAGTGGGCTCAGGATAACTTTTATGATCGTCTTGACAGTATGGGTATTACAGTATATACTATAATTGGAAACCATACAGCATACTATAAAAACACTAATGAAGTAAACACAATTGAAGTTACTCTCGGTAAGTATAAAAATTTAATTTCAATTCCAGAAACTATTGAGCATACAATTGGTGGCCTAGACATTCTCTTTATTCCTTGGATAAATGAGGAAAATCAATCCAAGACATTTGATATGATAAGTACTTCAAAATCTAAAGTGGTTATGGGGCATTTGGAGTTGAGTGGTTTTTCAATGTATAAGGGAATGATTCAGGAGAACGGATTAGATCCAAGTATATTTTCAAAATATCGTCGAGTATTTTCTGGCCACTATCACACTCGTAGTAATAATGGTAAGAT